GGGATTCGTATCTGGGCAGTTGGGGAAACTATGGCGCGCGGAACGGCAAGCAGCGGACGCGGCGCAAGGAGCGTTACGCGCGTGATGCGTGGGAGGAGCACGGTGGTCGCCCCCCGATGGCTACGACGGGTAATGGCACCAAACCGAAGGACATGGCCCTGATTCCCTTCCGCGTGGCACTGGCGGCGCAGGCGGACGGGTGGTGGGTGCGGAGCGTGATTGTGTGGGACAAGCCGAACCCGATGCCCGAGTCGGTGAAGGATCGCCCAACCTTGAGCCACGAATATATCCTGCTGCTGACGAAGAGCGCAAAATACTGGTATGACGCGGATGCGATAAGGGAGCCGCTTTCCCCGTTGACGCTCGCCGATTCCCGCAATGCGACGGGCCGGCATACACAGGGGAATGCCAAGGGCAGCAAGTATGCGGCTGACGATTCCCCGGAGTTCCCGTCCTGGTATAGGGCGAAAACGTTCGTGAATCCTGACGCGGGCCGCAACTGCCGGAGCGTGTGGCGGTTTGCGACGCAGCCATATCCGGGCGCGCATTTCGCAGTCTTCCCCGAAGAACTCCCCCGCCGCTGCATCCTGGCGGGCTGCCCGCCGAAGGTGTGCGGGAAGTGCGGGGCGGGGTGGGTCAGGGCGCTTGCTGATCGCGGCAAGATAGTGGGTGATGGCCGCGCCCATCCCCGTATGGCCTCGCGCGAGATCCGGGCGGGTAGCCAGGAAACGATAGATGGGGTTTGTCGTACAGCCGGGGATACCGTGAGCGTGCGGGAAACCATCGGCTGGCGTCCCTCGTGCCAGTGCGGCTGCGAGGAAACGCAACCGGGCATAGTGCTTGACCCCTTCGCCGGTTCGGGCACCACGCTGGCCGTGGCGGAACGGCTTGGCCGGCGCTGGGTGGGTATCGAGATTGCCCAGGAATACCTGCCTATGATAGACGAGCGCATCGCCCGCGAGCGGGCGCAGGGCAAGTTGCCGGTGGAGGTTGTGCCGTGAAGCCCTTCGCACGAGAACGCGACATGACACCGATAGTCGTGGCCTGGCTGCAGGCGCAGGGACTCCTCGTCAAACGCGAAGTGCTCCTGTGGTCTTACTGTGACCTCATCGGCTGCGAGTTGGACTGGGATATGGTGAACAGACGCGAGAACCGACGGAAGGGCTGGAGGCCTCTGCATCGCCGCATCATCGCAGTCGAGTTGAAACTATCCAAAGTCGCGGCAGTTCTGCGGCAGGCCCGTGAGAATCGCCCGCATGTGGATGAGTCTTACGTGGCCGTGCCTCTAGACGTGGTTGTCAGTCGGGTTCCGAAGACGGACTGGAACGGGATTGGCCTGATAGGGGTGGGACAGGAAGGGTGCCAAGTTCTCATTCCGGCGCAGGCGCGTCATGGTGTGTCTCACCTTGTTGATCACCAGGTCGAAAAGTTCTGGCGCGAGAGATATAGGCTACGACATCAACCCGCCCTCAAGGAGGCCGTCCCGTGAGCGAGGTGCTTCTCGGCCACGTAGATGAGGTGCCGTGGTGACCATCGAGCAGCGCCTCGCCCGCATGCGCCTGCCAGCGAGGAAGGGCGTGTGCTGCTGGTGTGGAGGCGGCGTAAAACCGCCGCGCCAAAGATGGTGCAGTCAAGCCTGCATTGACGATTATCTGCTACGCACCAGCCCGGCATTCGTGCGTTCACGGCTCTTCGAGCGGGACCGGGGCGTATGCTGGGGGTGCGGCCTGGACTGCGCTGCGCTCGAAGCGGAATTGTTCCGCTTGCGCGTGGCCGGGGGCTCGGACGGGATGGGGATGCATTCGCATCGATGGGAGGAGTTCCTGCGGGAGATGGGGCTCAGCGCCGTGCGCAACCGCACGGTCTGGGAGGCCCATCACCTGGTCGCGGTAGCCGAGAGTGGCTACGGCTGCGACCTCGACAACTATATCACCCTCTGTTGGCGCTGCCATAAACGCGAGACGCGCGCGCAGCACCGCATCTGGGCGCGGCGCAGGGCCGAGGCACGCCGGCCGCTGACCATCGCGCGCCAGGCGGTCGCGTCACTCATCGCATGGCGGCTGGAGCGGGTGCGGAGCGCCATGCAGCCGATCCTGCCGCTCGGGGCGGAGATGGGGCAGTGAAGGCAAGGATGTGCGGCGGGCGCGCCGTGAATAAAGGGAAGAGGGTCGAGCGGGAAGCGGCCAACATACTGCGCGGCATCGGCTTCGAGGCGCAGCGCGTGCCGGCCGGCATGCGGCAGGACAACCCGGCGGTCGGCGACGTGAAGTGGGGCGAGCCCGGCGCGGGGATGCCGTGGAAGGCGGAGGTGAAGTCCAGCCGCCCGCAACCCGCCCAGATTGCCAAGGCCATGGCGGACGGCAACGACATCGTGCTGTGGCCGGAGAGGACGCTGGGCAGGCGGCGCTGGTTCGTCAGCCCCGCGCACGTGGGCGGGTGCGTCGAGGAGGCCACGAGGGCCGGGGTGCTGCGCGCGCGGGAGTTCACGCGCCTGCGCAGGGAGCACGGGAGCCGGCCCGTTCCGGCAGCGCGCTCAGATGAGACGTTGCCACTGAGTTGGTCGAAGTACGGAGGTGAAGAATGACGGTGATCAGGGACGTGGACCCCAACAGCATGGTGATCTGGTGGCCGGCCGTCCTGCAGTCCGGCGTGCCAGGCCCGCGCACCGAACTGGTGCGGTGCCCGGAGCCCGGGATGCTGGATGAGTGGGCATTCGCCATGATGGATCATAAACCCGCGCCTGCGGGGTGGCTGGAGTTCATGGAGCGGCTGATGTCGGCGGTGCAGTGGGTCGGCCTGCCCTGCTTCATCCGGACGGACCTGGCGAGCAGCAAGCACGAATGGCGCGACACCTGCCTGCTTGAAAGTGAGTCTCGCCTGGAGTCGCAACTCCTCGCCATCATGGATGGCTGCCTGGCCGGCTTCGGCTGCGACAACCACAGCGCGGTGGCCGTGCGGGAGCTGCTGCGGTTCCAGCCCGCCTTCATCGCCGAGGGTTTCGGCGGCATGCCGGTCGGGCGCGAGCGGCAGATGGGCATGGGCGTGCCGAGTCCCGTGATTCGTATCAATCCGGTTCAAGAGGCGAGGAAGTTGGCAGAACAGATGGAGATGCCATGAAACTCTACAAACTGACGACGACGACAGGCAAGAGCAAGCACAGCGACCTCCAATGGGCCGAGGGCGCGACGCACGAGATACCGGAGGGGCAACGCGGCACAGTGCTATGCGAGGTCGGGTTACTGCACTGCTACCGCGACCTGAACGTGGGCTTGCTGCAAGACCCGATGGACGGTGAGTATGGGCCAGAATGCCGCGCGTGGGAGGTTGAGGGCGAGGTCGCGGTTGACAGTCCGCTCAAAGTAGGCTGCTATTTGCTCCGGGACGCCCATGAGATACCGCTGCCGTCCTGGTATGTTGACGAGCGCATCCGGCTGCGGGTTCAACTGCGTTACGCTCTGCTGGCCAGTGCGGCTGTGAACGCGGGCGACCCCGACCTCTCGGCGGTGCGCGAGGCCGTCGAGAGTATACTGGCGTTGCTGAGGAAGGGAGCAACGCAGACTGACGGGGAGGAGGCGGCGGGGGCGGCGGCGTGGGCGGCGTGGGCGGCGGCGTGGGCGGCGTGGGCGGCGCCGAGAGCGGCGGCGTGGGCGGCGGCGTGGGCGGCGGCGTGGGCGGCGGGGGCGGCGGCGTGGGCGGCGGCGAGGGCGGCGTGGGCGGCGGCGTGGGCGGCGGCGAGGGCGGCGAGGGCGGCTAGCACCATTGACTTTGCAGCGCTGGCTGCGCAAGCAGTCGAGATGGAGATGCCGAAGTGAGCAAGCACGATAGACGCAGCGCAGGACGCAGTTGCCTGGTGCCGTTTGATGGCGGAGAAACGCCTGCTCTTCGGCATGAACGGCGGTGGCAGGCTGCGCTGGAGGCGCGTGAGATTGTCAGGGCATGGTGTAGGGCCGCTGGCTTGGGCTTGCGAATCTCGAACGGCGGGCACCATTGGGTTTTTACGAGAGGCTCGTTGCGGGTCGAATGGTGGCCGAGTTCAGCAAAGTTGGTCGTGAACCAGCACTATGACGACGGGGTGCACGTGCACGACGTCTTGCAGTTGTTTGACCAATTGCGTAGTGGGCTGGAGAAGATGGCGCGTGAGCGACTTCCCCTCGGCTTGGCAGGGCAAGGGGGCCATGCTATGAGCGAACTGCGCGGGCAGGGTGAGGGATGAAAACGAAACTCGAAAACCTTATTGGCCGTCTCGTGATTGTCGAGTGGGACGATGCTGTCAGCACAGACCATGCCGCCGCGAACGCGGTGGCGTCGTGGCTAGCATTCAACTTGCCCTTGGCGAGCGCCCGCGCAAGCCGACGCAGATGGAACTTCTCTATGCCCTCCTGTCGGACGGCGAATGGCACAGCGTCATCGCGCTCCAACGCATCTGCTGGCGGTATGGAGCGAGGTTGTGGGATATGCGCGAGCACGGCGTGCAGATGGAGAAGCGCCGTCTGCCCGGCACGAACCTGGAGGAGTGGAGGCTCTTGCCGTGATCGCTAGGTCGCATAGCGACCGCGATGGCGGGCCTTCGGCCCTAGCCATTGACCCGCGCGAACTAGAGGAGGAACAGAAGATGATTTGTTTTCATCACAACGACCTTGACGGAAGGTGTGCTGCTTACTGGGTAAGGCGTCTCTGCCCATCGGCGGAACTCTACGAGATTGACTACAAAGACGAGTTCCCGCTGGCAATCGCCCTGCAGTATGCAGAGGTTTGGCTGGTGGATTACTCTGTACCAACCGATACCCTGGTGAAACTCGCATGTCGGACTGTTGTCTGGATTGACCATCACAAAACGGCCCTTGACCGGTTCCAGCGCGAGGTCGTGGAGGCGAATATCCCGTTGCACGTGCCTGGCCTGCGCGAGGATGGGATAGCAGCCTGCGTCCTGACTTACCTCTACACGCAGACGCCTGATAACCTGGACGGCGTTGCCGTAGGCGCAGACTGTGCACCTCTTGCTACGCGGCTGATTGGCGACCGCGACGTTTGGCGCTTTCAGTATGGCGAGGCGACGCGAGAATTCTGTGCTGGCCTCCTTGCACACGATACAAACCCGCGCGCTCGTCTATGGGATTATCTCAACTGGGACGCTAGTCCTGGCGTTCGAGAAATGCGGGAGGAAGGCAAGATAGTCATGGCCTACCGCAGGTGGCAGCACGCGGATAAGGTCAAAGCCCTTGCATTCGAGACGGTCTTTGAGGGCCACCGTGCGCTTGCGTGCAACAATGGCTTGTGCGGGTCAGAGTTCTTTGGCCACAAGGCCGAACAGTATGACTTGCTCATGCCCTTTTACTTCGACGGAGCGACCTGGACAGTCAGCCTCTACTCCGTGAAAGGCGTGGACTGCGCGGAGATTGCGAAGAGGCATGGCGGCGGCGGACACAAGGGCGCAGCAGGGTTTCAGTGTGCGGCGTTGCCATTCGTGAAGACCCGGCCAGTTGGGGTCGTAGCATGAAGCGCATCGCGCTTGAGCGCGCGCAGGGGCGGCTGGAGATGGAGGCGGGATGATGAACGACTTATGGCGGAGGACCGACGATGAGTTGGCTCTACATACCCTCAACGGTCTTGCAATCTGCGCCGGCGTCGGCGGACTGGAACTTGGAATCAAACTCGCCATACCCGGATACCGGACTGTCTGTCACATCGAGAGAGAAGCCCATTCAGCCGCAGTCCTTGTTGCGCGCATGGCGGACGAAGCCCTGGATGCGGCTCCTATCTGGGATGACGTTACCACCTTCGACGGCAAGCCGTGGCGCGGCAAAGTGGATATTGTCTCTTCCGGGCCACCCTGCCAGCCCTTCTCCGTCGCAGGCAAGCGGAGAGGCACAGCCGACGAACGCTGGATATGGCCCGACATCTTCAGAGTGGTTTGCGAAGTTCGACCCCGCTTCGTCTTCCTGGAAAATGTGCCAGGGCTCCTTCGCAGCGCCTTCGGAGAAGTCCTCGGTTCGCTGGCCTCGGTCGGGTATGATGCGGAATGGGATGTGTTCTCGGCGGCAGGAGTCGGAGCGCCGCACTTGCGGCGAAGGCTTTTCATACTGGCGCACTCCCAGAGCAAACGACGGCAAGGGTGGAGTGACAGGAGCGAAGGGCAGTCAGCGGAAACCTGCGGACTTCTACCTGCCGGATCAGGGGAATGTGCGAATGTGGCCTACCCTACGGGGCAGCAACCTAGGCAGCCGCATAGAGAGCAGGGGTGGCAGGGTATTGGAGCAGGAAGTGAAACGGTGGCCGACGCCGAGGCAGTCGGACGGCTTCGGGGCGGGGAAATACGGCGAGGGAGGCGAGGACTTGAGGACGGCAGTGCGGTTCCGAACGCCTACTTCGCTGACCAAGAACTCGCACGGTCAGGGCCAGAGCCAGTTGAGGGCGCAGGTTGGTGGAAAACTGAACCCGACGTGGGTAGAGTGGTTGATGGGCTGGCCTTTAGGGTGGACCGACTGCGCGCAATCGGCGAAGGAGTCGTTCCGCAAGTGGCTGCGAGAGCATGGACAGTATTGAGCGGGCGCCTCGCCCGCGAGCGGGCACAGGGGCGGTTGGAGATGGAGGTTGCGCCGTGAAGCCTGACCGAATGTGCCAGGTCTGGTTGATGTGCTCGGAGGCAGCAATAGCCGCTGGTCTGTCGCCTGCAGCGGATCACCTGGACAAGGATGGTCTGCTTCGCTTCGAGGTGCCAAGCACAGGCGGAAATAAGTGGGGCGTTGCGATGAACCCCAGCAACCGGGAGCAGAAGGACATCCCGCCCTTCGGCATTTACGTTGAGTGGAACGGGTGGCCTGCAGGTTGTTGCCAGGCGGGGGGCGGAACAATCGCCGCGCATCCTCAAGGCGCTAACGAGCAGCGCCTTCTGCGAGACTTGAAGCGGTTTATCAAGCAAGCCAAGTTGCCGGTGGAGGTGGGATGAATAATGACGACTTTCTTCTGGCTACTCTGTGCTCATGCCCTCGCCGACTTCGCCCTGCAGTCCGATGCGGTGGCGCGAGGGAAGAACCGACATACTACGCTTCAACCACCCCCAGGCCAGAAGCCGCAGGTGAATTGGTTCTACTGGCTGACCGCCCATGCCCTGATACACGGCGGACTTGTCGCCCTGGTGGTTGCGATGCCAGCGGTAGGTGCTATAGTGGCGGCTGTGCATTGGCTTCTGGACTTTGCGAAGTGCGAAGGCTGGACTACGATTCACGGCGACCAGGCTGGCCACGTCCTGACGCTGGCTATGATTGCGGCGGAGGTGGGATGATGTGTAACGACTGCGGCTGGGAAGATGCTCTGGCTGACGCCGAAAACCTGCTGCGCAAACTAGACGACTTGCCGGAGCGGGCCGAGGAGTTTGCGGTGTCAGTGCAGGCAACGCTGGAGTCAATGGCTGGCTGGATTGAAGAGCACGAACACGTAACCGAAAAACAGAACGCGGCTTTGGATAACATAGACGACGCGATTGACAGGTGGATGGGGCGGCCATGACAGCCCTCGTGCAAATCCTGGTCTGGGGCGCGGCGGCGCTGATGGAGGCGGGATGAGCCGCACTTTCATTCTGTTCCGCGACGCGATGGCCGACAAGATATGCGAGGGCGTGAAGACCGTAACGCGCCGCCGGTCGAAGCGGAAACGCCTGCATCCTGGGATGGAGGTAGAGGCGCGCATCGCACCCTTCGCCGAGCCGTTCGCTTTCCTACGGATTCTGGCTGTCCGCTACGAGGCTTATCCCGGCCATCTCTGCACGAATCCCGAACTGACTAACGAGGCGCACAAGGAAGGGTTCGCCACCTGGTCGGACTTCATAGGCTACTACAGTGCCTTGGCAGGGCCGACCGCCTTCCGCGAGCGGTGCTGGCGGATAGAGTTCGAGGCAGAGTCGGCTGCCGCCCGCAAGCGCAAGAGGGCGTTGGCACTCTGTGCCGCCGGTTATTCATTCACGGATACTGCGCAACGCATGGGTATCTCCGTGAACTACGCCTGTTACCTGGTTCGCACAGGCGTTGAGCGGTTGCGGGAGGCGCTGGGGCTCATGGGCGACGTGGTCGTCGAACCTGAACGGGAAGGCTGAAGACGCGGCCAGGACTGGCCGCGCTGCCCGCTGCGCTGGCCGTAGCGCGCGCGAAGCGCCCCGGCCGACTGATTCCCCGCCCGCGCCCGAACGGCCCAGCCTGGACCATCCTGGCGCGAAAGGCGGCCCGCCTACATGACCTTCAGGATCTCCGTCTCGGGCACGATGCGGTCCACGACGTACATGGCCCACACCAGCATCTCGTGCTTGTGGGCCTCGGCGAGCGGCCGCAGGTCATCCGGCAGGCCGACCAGCGCGTCGGCCATCGCCTTCTGGATGTCGGCGTGGGACTCGGCTATGCTGGCGGCCGCCTCGTAGTCGTTCCGGTCGAGGGCCTCCAGCCACGGCTTCGCCGCCTGCACGGCCGCGCCCAGCTTGGCTATCTGCGCCAGCAGCGAGAACAGGTTCAGGTTCATCTCTCCTCCTCCTTGCGATTCGGCCCCGTGCGGGGGCGGCGGGCCGCTGGAAGGGCAATCCAGGGGGTAGGCGGCCCGCCGCCTTGGGCATCCTCTATTCCGGGGCGTCCCCGGCCGTCTTCAGCCCGTCCAGCCCTATGAACTTGTAGAACAGGGTCTGGCCGAGGATCAGCGCGCCCGACATGATCGGGACGGCGTTCGTTACGGTGAAGGCGACGTGCTGCTGCCACATCCCGACCAGCACGCACGCCACGGTCAGGGCGAAGGCCAGGACCTTGGCGGTCGTCCCGCTGGCCCTCCAGCCCAGCCTGACCAGGTAGGTCAGGAGGTTGGCGGCCGCGGCGTATCCGACCATGGCGGAAGCCTGAACGGCGTTGAGATCCATTGCGCACCTCCTCCGGCCCGCGCGGGGCCGCAGGTCTATTCCAGGTTAGGTGTCTGGCTCGCCGCCGAACCAGTCCACGCCTGCCTCCCGCAGGTCCCCCGGCGGCACATCGGTGAAGACCCTGCAGTCGGGCCGCGGGGCGTGCATCTCCTCCGGCGACCGGATCAGGAACGCCTTGTCGCGCAGATACTGCCGCATCGCCCCCGTCACGCGGCTCCGCAGGTACGGCTTGACGGGCAGGAGCGGCCCGAGGTCGAGCCAGTCCGCCGGGGGTACCCAATCCAGCGGCAGGCGGGCGTCCGGGTAGGCCTCCAGGAGTTCGACGGCCCCGACCTGCGCGAGGTCGTCCGTGTGGAGCATATGCGGCTCGAGCCGCATGGCAATCGGGCGGAACTCCGACCCCATGAGGCGCAGTACCGCCGCGAAAGGGACGTCGGGCGAGAGCGGGGGGCCGGGACGCGCGCGTAGGCGCATCCGCGGCCGCTTCGCGGCCAAGCGCGCGACCAGCCCGCGGACGGTGCACCCGCTTTCGTTCATGGGAGCTGCTCTTTCGTGAGTGCCATGCGCTCGATGCGCGTGGCGGCCCCGGCGAGCAGCAACCCTGCGTTCACGTCCGCGACGCGGGCAGCCGCCCGCGCGCCCAGCGCCCGCCAGGTCAAGCCCATCTCCTCCACCGTCCGGCGGGCCCGCCGCCCGCGCCGCAGCACCTCGTCGCGGTTCTCGTAGCACGACCGCAACGTCGCCGCGGCACGCGCCACGTCTATGATGGGGAACCGCAGGCCCTTGTAGAGATGGCAGGCGTCCACCACGTCGTCCCTGGCGGCCTCCCATCCCCGCGGCGGCACCAGGAAGGCGTTGGCCTCGTCCGGGCGGTCCGCATCGTCCCGCAGATAGTCCATATGGCCCCCGGCGGCCGTAATCAGGCTGGGCCGCCCGCAGGCCGCCGCCTCCAGGGCCGGCAGGCAGAATCCCTCGCCCAGCGTCATCAGCGCGAAGAGATCGCAGGAGGCGTAGAGGCCGGGCATGTCGGCCTCGTCCAGCAGCTCCGGCAGCGCCACGACGTGGGCGTGGCCGTTCGGGCCGGGGTCGAATTCGGCCTTGACCGCCCGCAGGTCCGACATCACCCGCGCCTGCGCTGACCGCGACGCACTGCCAGCGAAGTAACCCTTGTAGATCAGGGTGGCGTCGTCCGACCCGTCGAAGGCCGTATACCAGGCGCGCAGCAGCTCCGCGAACCCCTTGCGGTGGCTGTGCCCGACCACGCACAGCGCCCTGAACCCCCTGGTGCCGGCCAGGATATTCCAGACGGGTTCGACGTTCGGGTTGAACTGCTCCAGGTCCACGCCCAGCGGCATGCGGAGGATCGGCACCTTGACCCCGCCTTCCGCGAAGGTCCGCTGGCACTGCTCGGACGGTACCCAGATCTCGTGCATGCGGTTGCAGCGCTCGGCGAACTCCGGCGGGATAGTGTCGTGCGCCTCCCACATCGTCAGGCCGATGCGGTAGCGTGCCACGTCCGCGTAGAAGCCGTGGGCGATCGTCGAGTGCAGGAAGGGCGCGCGGTCGCTGACCTTAGTGTGCAGGCATGAATCTATGAGTCGGCGATCCGCCGCCTCCAGCGCGATCCTGTTCTCGACCGGCTGCCGGTCGGGCCAGAGGCGGACGCGCACGCCCGCGAGGTGCAGCCCCTCGAGCAGGCGCCGGTTCAGGCGGTCGTAGCCGGCCGGCCCCTCGATTAGGCCGCGGAACAACAGCTCGGGGCGATCGGTCACGCGCTCCCTCCCTCGCGCAGTGCGCCCCGGTAGATGAGATGCTCGAGCGCCGCCGGCCACGGCGTCCATCCCTCCGGCGGCCGCGGGTAGTCGAAGGCGAACGCGCCACCCTTCACCTGCTCCACGATGTCGCGCCAGTCCTCCGGCACGGCATCATCAGGGTCCGGGTCGGCCAGCACGATGCGTAGCATTCGCTCGTGCTCCGGCGTCCCGGGCACCAGGAGCGCCTCGTCCGCGTACGGCACGTCCACGATCCACCGCACCACGTCGGGCGTGAAGACCTGCGGGTAGACGCCCTGCAGGTGCCGGATGTTGGCGAGGTCGGTGCGGCGCGCGCGCATGTCGTGGACGCACTTGGCAAATCGAACCCTCGGATACTGCGCGAGGTGAGCGTGGTCGGTCGGCTGGTAGCCGATGATCGGGTGCCACGCGGTCGCGGCCAGGTCCCATTCGGCGCGGTCGCGCGGCTCTATCCCCGCCCCGAACCTGCCGGTGTGCCAGACGCTGCCGCGCCGCCACATCCGCAGGGCCGCGCCGCAGACGCCCATGAACTCCCCATCCGCCTGATACCACAGGCGGGGGATCAGGCGGTAAGGGGAGGCGGACGCCACGAGGCGCGGCATCTCCTCCGCCAGGCCGCGCGACGGCCTCTCCCACAAATCCAGGTACAGCACGTTCGTCGGCGGCAGCGTCTCGACCGCCTCGATCATCTGCTGGCAGTAGAAGTGGGGGATGGGGTACCAGTCGAAGGCCCATGCGTGGCCGCCCGCCTCCCGGACCGCCTCGACCGCCCCGTCCTCGTCGCCCACGCCGAAGTACGCGACCTCGTCGCCGACCAGTCGCAGGTCTGCGAGGAAGGCCAGCGCCAATTCTTTGTTGCCGGGCCACCGTCCGATGCCGAACGTCGCCACGGTCAGGTCAGTGCGGCGTTCGATCATGGCTTGGGCCTCAGTGCCAGCAGCACGAACTCGCCGACGGGATGCACCTGCGCGCCCGTGATGACGAATGAGTCGGCGATCCACCGGTGCATGGGGTCGGCGGCGTGCGGGGGGAAGGTCGGGAGGCTCGCCAGCACCAGCGCGCGCGCGACCCGGCAGGCCTCCGACAGCGCCCTGCCGGGGTCCACCAGGTGCTCCAGTACGTCGGCCAGCAGTACGGTGTCGAATGAATGGTCATCGAACGGGATGTTCTCGGCCCAGCCCTCGACGGCCTCGACCCCGGCTATGCGCGCTCGCTCGACGGCGATCAGGCTGGCATCCAGCCCCGTGACGGCGTGGCCCGCCTGGACGATGCGGCGCGCGATGTAGCCCGTGCCGCACCCTACCTCCAGCACCGACCCATTGCACATCGCAACGAGGGCCGCGACGCGCGCTTGCTGGTAGGGCGCGGCGTAGATCATGTCGTCGGCTGGCCAGTGCAGCATGTTCCACTCGAGTTCGCCGGCCGTGCCGCCGTAGCAGGCAAGGGCCAGCAGATATTCGCGGCGCGCCCGCCCCCGCCCCGCCTCGTCTCCCCGGTGCAGATGGTGGTGCAGCGCAGCATAGGGCCAGGGGTCCGTATGCTGCCAACGCGACCCATCCGAAAGAACGGGCCGCGCGCGCCCCTGCCACGTGCCGTCGTCCGCGGGGCGATATGCCAGCACCGCGCGGCGGTCGCAGATGGGAGGGGCGCTGGTGTCGAAGTCGGGATAGTGGTCGAGGACGGTGATGGCGAGCGTCCCTCGACCGTGCGGTGCCTCCGCGCATGCCTCGAGCCGCTGCCGTAGCACGTTGCGTTCGCTCGGCGCCAGCGGTCGGCCATCCTCGCCCGTCAGCAGCAGGTCCGCATCCAGGGCCATCACGACCGGGCCCGCCGCGTGCGCCGCCGCCTCGTTCTGCATCCTCGCCCAGTCCATAACGGGGTGGCAGGGGCAGCGGTGCTCGGGGTCCGCGTAATCGAACACCTTGGCCCCGAGGCCCCGCGCCACGTCCTGCGTCCCGTCGCCGCTCCCGCTGTCCAGCACGACCAGGTCGTCGTAGAGACCCGCGAACGACTCGACCATGCGCGGCAGCGTCGCGGCCTCGTTCAGCGTCCATGTCACCAGCGAGATCATGTCTGCTCCGCCGTGATCGCCTTCTCCGGCTGCAGACCGGGCGGCAACTGGTCCCGCACGACCTCCCAGCCGCCCTGGTGCAGCACGGGCGCGTCCGCATATCCGCGCGCGACCCAATCCTGGAGCGTATGCAGGTCGAAGACGGCCTCCTGCCAGGGCGGAGGCGAGACGATGGTGGACAGGAGGTTGCAGTTGGGCGCGCCCCCCGAGTCCGAGAGGAACGGGCCGCAGTGAGCGGGCAGGGCGGCATCAAGCATCCCGCGGAATTCCGCGCCCAATCCCTCCAGTTCCACGTAGGCTTCGCCCAACCACGCCCAGATCACCTGGATGTTCCGCGCGCTCGACCAGTGGCCGCGCCACAGGCCGTTCATCCACCGGTCGTCCGCCACGGATGCCCATGCAGTCCCCACGGCCTCCAGGATCGCATCCTGGACGTCGGCAGATGCGCATGGAATGGTCTGCGCGATGTTCCGCAGGCACCCGAAGATGTAGAAGGGCGTCCTGCCGCCCTCGACGATCTGCCCGGCCCTCCAGGAGGACGAGAAGAACTCGCGGGCCGGGCCGGGGATCCAGGCGGACAGCCCGCTGCATGTCTCGCGCACGCGCCCCTCGACCAACCACGCGGTGGGTACGCCGAGCGCACGGCAGGGCGCGCAGTACACCTCGAGGCACGGTCGCCCGCGGTGGAGCAGCAGACGGCTTTCGTGGAGCATATGCACGGGCCGCTTGAGGGCCTCGCCGAGAGTTAGGACCTGCCGTTGGCCGTTCTTCCTGACCAGCCCTGCGGTAAATCCGTGCGGGGCCAGCGCCTCCACCACCTGCTTGATCGGCGCATCCACCGCCACGTCGAGGTCGGTGGCCGGGCGCATGTGGCATTCCGGCCTGAATGTCCTATACTCGAACGGGTAGCCGAGCACGACGTACGGCAGCCCCGACTCGTCGAGCGCCGCAATCGCCGCGGCGGCGATCCCATCCCAGTCCCGCATATGCTCGTTCCATACGGTGGGCGTCTTCGCGCAGTCCATGCGGACCCAGTCGGGGACGCCAGCCAGTTCGCCCCTCGCACAGCGCACGGCCAGTATGCCGTCGACGTAGAGGTAGGGGGCCTGAGCCATAACCCAGGGCCAGTCGATGTCGGCGCTTAGCGTTACGGGCTGGTTGGCCGCGGCGAGGCCCAGCAGGAACTGCTGCGTCGCCGAATTGGGCGTGGTCATTTCACACCTCCACCAGCCGCCACTTGTCGCGCTTCTCCGGCTCCGGCGGGGCCGCGTCCTGGGTATCCGACAGGCGCGTGCGGGGCGCGCGCAGCATCCATGCCGCCAGTATCATCGCAGCGGCCAGCGGGATCGAAATGGCGAATCCTTCCATCATCAGCGCGTCCCTTCGCCGCCGGTTATTCCGTCTCCTTCTTTCGCGGCGGCCCGATCACGTCCCAGAACCGCCCCATCACGAAGTCCAGCAGGCCCGGTCGGCCCTCCGATATGTTCTTCGCGTTCCGCGCCCCGGCGGCGCGCAGCATCAGGAGCTCGTCGGGGCTGACCTGGATGCGGCCGGTTCCGCCCGGGCGGACGGCCTGCGCGATCCTGTTGCCCAGGTTTGTGATGAGCTGCGCATCCTCCCACCCGCTGCCGCCCATGGCCTCGAGCAGCTGCAGGGCTACGCGCCCGACGGTCAGCGGCCTGAACGCGCCGTTGGCGCGCGGCCATGCCTCGATCTCCGCCCTCGTCGGCTCCCTGCCCTCCCGCGCCTCGAACTGCTGTGCCCACGCTCGGATGCGCAGGTAGCACTCGACGGGCGTCTCCGCCACGGGGCGAGCGGCGAGCTCGCTGCCGTCGAAGTTGAGAACCATCTCATCCAGGCCCTTCAACGCCAGCATCATTTCGGGGTCGGCGGGTGGCTCGGCGGGCGGTGCACCGTTCGGCTTCCGTTTCTTCGGCATCGCTATACCTCCGCGCCGGTCTTCCGCGCGGCCCCCCGATTATCCTGCAAGCGCCGCCGCGACCTCGCGCCGCAGGTTCGTGATCGAGACCTTCCTGCCCGGGCAGGTCTTCGCCGCGTACTCCCGGTGGCCGTGGATGTTCGCCGAGCGGAGGCCGTAGCGCCGGCAGAGTCGGGCGCACGCATCCACCAGCGCCGCCCACTGGCGCGTCGTCGCGGGGTGGAGGTCGAGGTTGCCGATCAGGCAGATCCCGATGCTGCGGGCGTTGTGGCCGGCGCAATGCGCGCCCACCACCTCGTAGGGCCGCCCGGGCTGCAGCCACCCGTCGAACCGCCGCGCCCGCCGGTTCGCGGCCCAGGCCGCGTAGGTGCGGAACCCGTTCAGCACCAGCAGATGGTATCCGCAGTGCACCACCCGACCCCCGGGCAGCTTCACCGCCCAGCCGCGCTGGCTGTGCCACTCGTCGATGGCCGCGAAGTCCCCCCAGTTGCCAGCCGAATGGTGGATTATGATGTCCGTGATTCGCCGTGACATGCCTGCCTCCTCCTAAAACGGCCTCGCTTTATGGTTCCGGTGGGCCCTCCTCCGGTTTGGGGTCCCACCGCGCCAGGTCCTCCTGCGGCAGCTTCTCCGCCGCCGCGAGGATACCCTGTCGGATCTCGGCCCAACCGGTTATCGCCGCCGTCCCCTTCTCGGCAGCGTCCAGGGGCAGCCGATCCGTGCGCAGGAAGAGTTGCCCCGCTTCGATGAACCCGAAAGCCGCCTGCAGCGGTTGCTCCACGGCCGCGAGGGCCCTGCGCAGGGCGGTCAGTTTCTGTTCAGGTGTTGCTGCCATTCTCGCCTCCTAACTGGTCGCTAGTATCCCGATGCTCTCAAGCCTGCTGAGCAAAGTGTTTATTGCATCTGTCACATTGCTAAAGTTCGATTCTATTGCGCTCTGGCTCACTAAATCTCCCCCGCTCACGCCCCCTGCTACCGCATCCGCGACATGGAGTGGTTGCACAACCGGCGGCTGGTTCCAGAACCCTAGTTTCTGCGTGGTTCCCGTCCCTATCTTCGTGCCGATCGTCGTGCCGAGCACAACGTTGCATGTATCGGTGATTTCCAGGTTATATACCAAGGCAGTCGCGGCGAAAATTACCAGCTTGCCACTCGCGCTGGCATAATAGATCGATGCCTCTTGCGCGTTGCCGAAGTAGTGCCGGTTATCCTGCGCCTGATAGATGTGGCCGAGTTCGTAGGTCGTGCTGCCGAGGTTCGTGCCGCCTACAGCCGTCGAGAGCAGGTTGCCCGCGAGGGTAACATGGCTGCTGAAAGCGCCCTGCCCTGCGCCCAGCGGCGCGGTGCCGACGCCGAGGCCAGCGACGGTCGGTGGCGTAATCGTCCCGATTTGCAGTCCGAGTAGAACGCCAACGCCGCCCGTCGCCCCGACTGCGAATACGTTAGTCCATGTAGCAGTCGCCCCGGCCGGTGCCCGATACAGCAGGAACTTATCCACGGCGGCGCTCGTGTTCAGCACCATCGCCCACATCGGGCTGGCGGCATCATAGGCCGTATAAGCCGCGCCGGTGTAGTAGTTGTTCGCCAGCATTTGCAATGACCCGTAGGTGCCGTAGGCCATAAGCGATGCGGCCTGGCCGCTTGCAGACAGTAGTTGTATCTGGCTGGCATTGGCTCGCAATAGGGTCAGCGGAATGCTGGCGTCCGCCGCCGCGCCCAGGCCCAGGCGCGCAAGTTGCGCTGTCGTGCTCCAGGAAGGGTCAGTCGCCCCGCTTATGAGAACCGACCCCACGGCTCCCGGATTCGCCAGCAGCGACCAGATGGGCGTGGCATTGCCGACCAGGATGCTGCCGCGCACCGCCGTCAACCCCCAGGCGACGTCGTTCGCGTTCGGCGTGGTCAGCAGCCTTCCCGCGCCCGGGTGCGCGAGCCGCGTCCACTTCGTGTTGGGGGCCGCGACCTGCCCCGTCATGAGGTCGCCGCGCACCACGGCCGCTGCCGTAGTATCAGTATGTGTCAGGCTCAGGATCGCATGGGCGATCCCTGTCGCGCCAGCCTCGAGGCTGACAGTCGTGCCTGCATTCGTGCGCACGGACAGTTCACCGGTGGCCTGGTCAGTGAACAGGCGGCGGGTGCCCGCGGCGGGGTTAGCTGGCGCCGCGATCTGGGCTACGTCCATGTAGTAAGCCCCGAGGTCCTGGTTGGCCCCGGGTAGGACGTTGCCGGTATGGTAGGCCGCGCCATGCGCGGGGAGGTCCGAGGCGGCGAGCAGGCGCCACCCCACTTCCGTCGCGGTGCTGGCCAGGAAGCGGTTCGGGTCGCCGGGGTGCGGCAGCACCGTCCACTCCGCCCCGCCGCCCGGGTCGTGCCCGTAGATGATGGCACCCTGGGATACGCCGCCGATCGCGGCGACCGCGAGGGTGTGGACGTGGTCGGCGTCCGAGGCGTACCCGGTCGCGCCTGGGGCGGCCGTCAGCCCCACCGGTTGCGGATTGCTGGCGCTCACCCCCCGTCGCTCCGGCACCATCGGCCGTGCGTCGTCTATGTCCTGCGCGATGATCTCGGTTTGGCCGGCCACCAGGGTCACTAGGCATATCGGCAGCTCGTCGAGCGGGTAGGTCGGGGCGGTCATGCCGCCGGGCCCCTGCGTGATGGATAGTGCCCCGGCCTCGTCTATCGAGAGGAGATCGCGCCGCGTCCCGGCCATAGGCGGGGTGAAGGCGGGGCTGTTCTGCGTGGTGGCCCAATGCCGCCCGCGCCCCAGGTAGAACGTCCCGGACCGCACCCGCACGGTCATGTTGGGCACCGTTTGCGGATCGGCCAGGAGGTTGTCGGGCAGCACGGATCCGCCCTCGGTCGGATTCTCCGGCTCCCCCGCCGGTTGCGACCCGAGGTATGCGTAGCTGCCGGCCACGGGGCCGGCCACGCTGTGCTCGAAGTGGCTGCCGCCCAGGCGGCCCAGCGCGACCTCGCCGCCCGGCAGGTGGGACTGGCCGCTGGCGTCCGGCACGTCCTCGACCGGCTGGACCTGGTAGGCCTCGAACCACGGCCGCCAGACCCCGCCGCTCCAGTTGTCGCCGTCATCCGTTGAATCCATGGAAGCAGAGGTCGGCCACCCCAAGTTCTCGGCCGCCAGCCTGACGGCGCCCGTTGTATCCTGGATGTTCATCACCAACCAGTAATCGGCCGCTGGCGTTAGCGCCACGCCCTGCGGGATGGCGAAGACGATGCGGTCACCGCCGCACAGGGCGATGTCGCGCAACCGCCCCGCCGCGACTTGGTTGAAGCTCGCGAGCCTCTGGCCCGGCTCCCCGGCGTCGTCGTCCCATATCTCCAGGCCGATCGCGCCGGTGGCGCCGGTCGCGTCGCTGCCCATGCGGGCGTGCGCCTGCCATATCTCCGGGCTGCCGGCCGGGGCGGTGAAGCGCAGCGCGGCGAGCCTACCGGCCGCGGCGCTCAGCGTCACCCATCCCGTCGCCGTGTGGTTGTAGTCCAGGCGCTGCCAGCTCGAGGGCAGTGCGACGTCCAACGTGCCCCCGTGGTCGCTGTACCAGGATTCGAACCATATGGCGCGCCCATCGGCTGTCGCCCAGGTGGTGCCGGCATCGGCAGAGGTCGCAATCTGCTTCGTGCCCGCCGCGACCGAGTCCAGCCAGACGTTGCCGACCACTAGGCGCGCATCCACCACGATCCATACGCAGCCGTTCGATGCCGCCGGCGGGAGCGGTATGCCGCGACGGCAGCGGAACGTCACGGCTTGGTATGCCGCGGTGAGCCTGCCAGCCTCGAACCAGTCGCTCTGCAGGGTCGGGTCGTCTATGTCCACGAAGACAGGGTAGTGCTCGAGCGCGCTGGCCTTCCAGTTCCACCCAGCCATGTCGGGCCACATGACGATGCGGAGGCGCCCCGTCGCGCCCCCCCCATCGGTCTTGATGCGCAACTGCGCCCACATCAGCCCCATGGCGTTCTCGGTGATGTTGACGCGGATCGCGAGCATGTTGCCGCCGCCGACGACAAGCGAATAATCGCTGCCGACGCCGGCGTTCGAGGGTCCGGTCCGGTAGCTGATGGCCTGCACGTAGCCGGGGAAGGACTCGCGGCGGTACCGGTCCTGCCGGTCCGCCCTGCGCTTCAGCGCGCCCGCCCCGAGTATCTCGCCGACGCTCATAGTGCCTCCATCGTTGCGGGCGGTATAAACTTCAGGCAGATCGTGCGGGGCGATGCGGCCCGTACCTGCGCCAGATTGTCGTCCGAGTCGTCAATGAGCATGTCGAGGCCCATTTCACGGCATATTGCGCCCTTCTCGTTGTGCCGGGTCAGAAGCAAACGCGCCGATAGATGGCCCAACCCGAGGTCGCGCAGATGGTGCTCGCGCACCGGGCGGAATGCCTCGGGATCGCTATCCGGCCCGCAGCAGGCCGTGACGAAGAATATCTGGTGCATCTCCTGCAGGCTCTCGAGCAAAGCCGAAAAGACCCGCGTCGCCCGCCAGGGTCGGACCACGCCGGGGCCTTCAACGTAGCCGAGCACCCCGTCAATGTCGATCCCGATCCGCATCTTGCTGACCTCACTGCTCCATCAGGCAGTCGAGCTCGGTATAGGAGGCCGTGCCGCGCTTCACGCCGTGCGAGATCGCCCGCACATAGAGCCAGAGGTCGTCGCCGGTCCGCGGGTTTGACAACATGATGGTGTCGCCGAGCTCGTGCTTCAGATTCATGGGCACCCGCAACTTGATCTGCGTCTCATACCATGCCTGCCGGGCCAGCAGCGTGTCGGCCAGCCATTGGCAGTCCGCGTCGAATTGGAGGCAGGGGTTCGTGATCTCCAGCGGCAATCGACCGTCCGCTGCGTAACCCGCCGCGTCCTGCGCGAACCCGCTGACCTGGGGCACCACGTAGGCGGCGGTGTCGGCCACGATGTTCATGACGACGCTGTTGCCCGCCCCGGCGCACCAGAACTGGAACTTCACCTCCTTCTCGTCCTCGTAGACGCGCTCCCAGAGCACGTCGCGGTCGGCATACATCATGCGGAACGGGGGGAGATCGGGCTGGCAGTTGATGTAGCGCTCGCCCTCCGGGAACTTCACGACCACGGCCGTCTTGCGGCCCTCGCCATACAGCCACATCGCGATCGTGGCGAACGCGACCTGGGCCCCCAGCGTCAGGACCGGCTCGAGTTCCCGCCCCAGCACCACGACGGTGTTGACCTGCGGCAACTGCCACTCGAGGCCGACGCGCTCGACCCATTCGCCCGTGTAGGCGTAGTCGTAGGCGGGCTTGCTCGCCGACGGCGCGGCGCTGCGCAACCTCCCATCATAGTCGCAGAACAGCCGATGGTCCCCCACTTGCATGAGCAGGCGGCCGGCGTCCATGAGCGTCTCCTCCACGAACTGGATCCGCCTGATCTGGTAGTTGATCGCGGCCAGGTTGAAGTCGCCCGGGTCGGCGAGTCCGGCGTAGCGCACGAAGAGGTCCTTCAGGATGTCATTGGCATCCCAGGCTTCGTAGACGGGGCTTGTGATGTCCTGCTTGCCCCAGCGCAGACTGTTGTCGAAAGCCTGGAGCGCCACGGTCTCGGCCTCGCCGCGCTGATAATCCCCGCCGCCCGTCGCGATTATCCCAGTAAAAGCGTCATAGAGATAGTCCACGCCCCCGGCCCGGCCGCCGAGATGGATTCTGATCGGATTCCTCCGCGCGAGGTACTGGGCGACCGCGGCCGGCCAGGTCACCGCGTATGTCCGGGTCGGGTCATACTTGCCCTCCGGGTTCTCGACCTCCAGTCTCGCCTCGGCCGGTCTGGCCTCCTCCGGCTGCGTCAGCCGGATGTTCTTCACGTCGTCAGTGATGTCGCGCCAGGCCGCGCCCGAGTAAACCTCGACCTGAAAGGTGGCCTCCCTGGCCTTCTCGATCAGCGTCGCCTCATATGCGGGGTCTAGGATTCTCACGGCACGGTCTCGAGCACGCGCATGACCATCGCGATGTCTAGAAAGTCGCGGCCGATGCGGCCGCGGCAGTCCAGCGCGGTGATGACCACGTTGTAGACGTGGCCTTCGACCCCCACGTCGAGGTTGCTGAGCTGGTACTGCTGCGTGCCGTTCGAGGCGATATAGCGCTTGCGCAACTCGCCGTACATGGCTTGGCTCATCCAGTCCCAGGCCATCGTGATCTCCTGGTCCTGGCGCACGAAGCCCCAGAGGTGGAGCACCCCGCCGGTCAGCGTCTCCTGATAGGCGTCCCGCTTGGGCGCATCGTGCCTACCGCCGATGCCCATGCGCCGCGGGTTGATCTCGAACTCGTAGCTATCAAGCACTATGTTCGTGGCCATGTCACACCCCCGCCCCGGCCAGCCCGCGGGTCGCGTCCTTCTTGCCCAACTGGTCCTCCAGCGCGTCGCGCAGCCGACTCGCAAGCCGCCGCACCGCCGACTCCTCGAAGTTTTCCACCGCGATGGGCGCGTCCACATTCACGTTCCCGTACAGGTTGATCGTCCGGGTCAGCGGGATGTTCTGGCCGGCCGCCGCGCCCCCGCCAGCCAAGTATGTCGGCTGCGTCGGATAGTTCGCGCCGCCCTGCGTGCCGGTGTCCACGGTGCGCATCGTCACGACCGGCGGCGGTGCCTCGCCCCCGCCGCCAAAGACGTCCGCCAGCCCGCCGAGCATCAGTCCGACTGCCGCTATGCCGGCTATCCCGCCGAGCGCCGAAGACAGGGTGCCCCACAGGTTGCCGAGTCCGGCGCCGCCCACGCCCTGCTCGATCGCCCCGCTCATGCCCTCCTCGCCGCCGCCCGCGGACAGGTTGGCCCCGATGTTCTTCAGGATGATGCTCTTCAGCACGATCTCCACCATCACGTGGATGGCGAACTTCAGTATCTCATCCCACACGCTCTTGAAGAAGTCGCCGAACGACCTCGTGCCCTTGATGAGCTGGAATATCGCGTCCTCGAAGTCCATCCGGATCTGCTCGAGCACGCGCTTGCCGGCCTCCCCCAGGTCCTTCATCGCCTGCTGCGCGGCCGTCAGCTTCTGCGGCATCTCCTCGATCGGAACGTTCGCATCCACGGCCACTTTGACTATGCCCTGGAAGAGTTCTTTGATGCGCTCGAGCGCCGCTACGGCCTCCGGCCCCCCGATCGCGCGGATGGTCGGCTCGATCTCCTTCAACGCATCCCACAAGAGATCCGCGCTCACCGCTCCGGTCGCCCACCCTATCGCCAGCTCGTCGATGGGCTGCATGAGGGCCTCGACGCTGCGCTTCGCCAGGTCCGTGGCCTTCGCCGCCTCCTTCTGCTTCCGTAGGTATTCCGACCACATGTCGATGAAGACCGCGAAGCGTACCTTGTCCTCCGCGGTCGGCCCCAGTTCTGGCATCTTGACGTCCTCGAGGCCCGACATCGCGGCCCCCGCGGCCGCGGCCTGCGCGGCCAGCATGATCATGGCGGGCACGGGGCCTGCATACAGGGCGGCACCCAGGAGGTTCGCCTCCTCCGGCATCTTCTGCATCTCGTCTGCCCACTCGCGCGTCGCCGTGGCGATCCTCGCCCTGATGTCGAGGAGGGCCGTGTCACTCAGGTGCAACCTGTCGGCGCTCGCGCGCACGTGGTCGTAGCCGGCCATCATGGCGTTGAACGTCTGCTGGATGAGCGCCGGGTCGCCGATGGCCTTGGCGAACCCATACTGCTGCTCGAGTTTGCCCAGCCAGTCCATGGCCTTCTCGGCCGCGGTCTTCACGGCCTCGCCGGCCTTGCCAGCGGCACCTGCAAGCCCCCCTCCGCCGAGATGCGGCGTCGTCTTCACCACAGTCGCGTCGAGTTTATTGAGGGCCTCGTTGCCCCCATGCAACCTTTCCTTCACCAAGGCAAGGGCCTGCTGAGCCCTCTCGATCGACAAGCGCAAGTCACCCGTACGGTAGGTCGTGCCCCCGATGCTGGCCGCCAGCCGGTTGAAGACCGCGACATTCTCGCGATTGACCTGCACCCAGCCATCCTGCGCCTTCTTCGCGTCTGCGATGCCTCGCCTCAGGAAATTGTAGGCGTTGGTGAGGTCATTGACCCGTTGTACCTGCTGCGGAGTCCATTCCGACACATCGCGCGTCGTGGGGTACGGCACCTTCGCCAGGTGCGCCTTCGCTATCTGCACCTCGCCGGCCACGCCAGCCTTGCGCCGCGCCTCCACGAAGGCCATGTAGGCGTCCACGGCTCTCCAAATTGCGGCTATCGCCGCCACGGGCACGATGATCTGCAGCACGAGGGGATTAGCAGCCAGGAACATCCAGACGGCCCGCAGGCGGACCAGCATTCCGTAAAGCCACGACAATCCGTAAGCTGCGGCCCCCAGGGCTGTGATGGCAGCGCCCGTTATTCCGATGGCTACGGTCAGGGCATGATGCGCCTCCGTCCATTTCCGGGTTACATCCGTCAATGCCGTCAACTTGGTTAGCGCTGCCGTGGCGATGGAGAGGAACGGCTGGCCCAGGGCCTCACTCGCCTCCAGAACAGCCTTCTTGAACCGGTCCCACTGGAATCCCGCCGTTTTGGCAAGATCCGTGAGGAATGTGGCGACGGTGCCGCCCGCGGCAGCGAGCGCCTCCAGGTTTTTCCGCAGGTAGGTGCCGCCCTCCTCGGCGATCGCGGCCATGGCGCGGAACGACTTGGTGCCGCCCGTCAGCATGATCATCTTCTCGGTGCTGCCGCCCGCCGCCACCGTTATGAACTTGACCACGCCGAGGAGCCCCTCGCTCGCGATTAGCGCCTGGCCCGATTCGTATCCGTAGTTCTTCAGGGCCGCTCTGACATCGTCCGTGGGCTTCGACAGGCTCATGAGGGCACGCGACAGACCCATCACACTGCTCTCAACATCCCGGCCGCGCTGAGCCATCGTCATGAAGGCCGCAAGCAGGTCGGTGTAGCTCACGCCGAGAATCGAGGCCGACGGTGCAATGTCCTTCAGCGCCTCGCCGAGTTGGCCCATGCTCATGTTCGCTTGCGTCGTCGAATACGCCATCTGGTCCGTCACTTTGGTGGCGTCCGAGGCGGAGAGGTTCCATGTGCGGAGAACCGCGGCGACGGCCTGCCCGACTGTGACCACGTCGGAACCCGTGGCAGCCGCGGCGCGCGTCGAAGCCTCCAGGACTCGCATCGTGTCGCTCGCCTTGATGCCCATGCGCGCGATGTCCGTCCAGGCTGATATTATCTCTGTGTCGGCCTTGCCGGTGGCGATGCTCAGGGTGTCGACCGCGGACGAGGCTTCGTTCAACTTGCCGGTCGTCATGCCGAGCGTGCGGTTCAGGACTTCCATTGCCTGCTGCTGGCTGGCTGCCTCGCGCGTCCCCATCGCGATCGCCGCCACGATCGCGCCCCCCGCCACCATCATGCCCTTGCCGATGCCCTGGGCGGCGGCGAAGGTAGCGTCCCAATTCTTAGCGGTCTGCTTGATCTGAGCATCTGCGGCCTTGAGACCCGCATTTAGGCCCTGGGCGCGCAGAGAAAGCTCTACGTACAAATCCGCGATTTTTGCCATCTGGATAGCCTACACGACGTCTCGTCGGTATATTCCAGGCAGGGGGGCTTTACAGACCGGGCGATTTGCGGTAGAATAGGGTGTCATGGCAACCGATACATTGCCCAACCAGGATTTTGTAGTAGATGCCGGGGCGGATTCGCGCCCTAAAGCCCCCGTCGGGAGCCATGACAAGCGCGGGTCCGTTCCCGGCAATAAGCAGTGCACAAAATGCAAAGAATGGCTTCCTCTGAATGCCTTTCACCGGAGCCGTCAGCATCTCTATGGGCGGTATCCATCCTGTAAGAATTGCAGGGTCCCAGTCGGCTACGCCTATTATCGGCGCCCCGGAATCAAGGAGCGACATGCCAAATTATATCGAGATTGGAGGCACCGGCCAGATGTAGGGAAACGACGGGCCGAACAAGCGCGGGTTCGCAATCAGCAGCCAGACGTGAAGGCCCGTAAACGGGATTATAAACGTGCCTGGTCACATCGCCCAGATGTCACCGCCCGCAGACGTGCTCGGCGCCAGCGACCGGAGGTGAAGGCCCGTAGTCGCGAATATGAGCGCAAGTGGGTCCAAACGCCAGAGGGCCGAGCTTATCAGCGACGCCAAGCAGTCCTGTATCGAGCGCGCCTCCATGCAACCCCTATAGAAGCCCGGCTGGATAACGAGGGATGGCAGACAATAAAGGAGCGCTTTGGGCAGAGATGCGCCTACTGCGGGAGGGGAGACGTAAAGCTGACGCAAGACCATTTCGCACCCATTAGCAAAGGCGGCCCGCATATGAGAGGCAACGTCGTGCCGTCCTGTCAGGGGTGCAATTCTAAGAAGCAGGATCGGGTTTTGCAGAAGTGCTTCAGCGCCACCGCACCGCCCCTGCCAATGGTGCAATCCTTCGACCTAGTAGTGGCCAGTCGAAAAACAGCGAACCCAGGCCCCGCGCGGCGGGGCCGGGAAAGGAGAACGACATGTCGAAATCTGAAAAGGCCTCGCCGTTCGACGACCTCGATCCCGCCGAGCGCGCCGCCCGCCTGTCGAGGATGACGCGGGAGGAGAAGATGGCGATCCGGCAGCACATGACGTCAGTGGAGTGCTTCTGCCTCGACTGCCAGATAGTCGGGTTGGGGCTGATCTCGCTGGGGATCATTCTGTTGGCGGTCTGGCTATTGCTGAACTTGATACTTCACTGACCGCTACCCGATCAGGTTTGTCTCAACTTGTAGGGTCCGCCATGGTATGGCCGATCTCCATCGCGGCCATTTCCGCCTCCGTCGCTGTGCGCGCCGGTGCCGCGCCCTCCCCGCGCGTCATCTCCCGGATCTCCGTGCGGAACTGGTTCGCGTCCGCATGGAAGGCTAGCCGCGTTACATACGCGAGGTCAGCCAGATCTCGCATCCGCCTGTTCCTGCACGCGCCGAGAAGCCCCTTAACCTGGGTGACTGTCAGGCGGTCGACGACTTCGGGGGCCCATCCGTATTCGTGGGCGAGGCGGTCGTATACGTTCCAGCCAATAACAGAAGCCTTCTCATGATCGCCTCCATCCGGCGCGTCACTTTTGGGCCTAGAATATTCACGTCCCAGACCACGTCGGCGACCAGCGATAGTTCATTCGGGTCGGTCACGTGGTCCTCAATCCATTGCCGCGTCACCCGCTGCCCGTCCGGCGCCTTCTGGTCCGCCAGCGCGGCCGCCACCAGCTCGACGTCGCTGTCGTGGTAGGCCAGACGCAGCGTGTGCAGGCTGCCGAGCTCGCGGGCGTCGTCGTCGCCCATCGTCTTACCCTGCTGCCGGTAGGTCGTGAGCATGTCGCTGGTGATGGCGTCGACGCGCCGCCAGAACTCCTTGAGCCTGCCGATCGGCATCTCGCGCACGACGAACCGCGCGCCTGCGAGTATCACGTCGCGCGGGGCCGGCTCGGTGAGGGCCGGCCTGCTCTCCTCGGCGGGCGGTTCAGGCCGCTCCTTGCTCGCCGCCGCTGCCGCCGTCGTTTCCTTGAGCTTGTCTTCCGCTGTCATTGGGTCCGCCATTCATGGCCTCCTGTTCCATGCGTTCGAGGTCGGCCTGGCAATGCACCGCCTCGGCCGTCCGCCTTATGCGCCCGCCGCTCACCGCCAGCAATGCCAGCAGCCGCGGCGTGGCCGTTTCGAGTTCCGCGCAGGCACCCGCCAAGGCGGCGGCCTGGCGCACCGCCGAATCCAGGGAAGCCCGCAGCGCCGCCGCCGCCCGCGCCACGCCCATCAGTGCCTCGACCACGGCGCGGCTGTCCGGGTCGCCCAGCCCCAGCTTCTCCAGGACGCGGTAGGGCTCGACCCCGAGGGCGTCCCCGAGGCCCAGCAGGTCCACGCCCGTCGGGCCGAGTGCGCCGTCCGCGCGAGGGGTGCACATGGCCTGCCCCTACGGCGGCGCCGCGTCCGTGATGTTGCAGATCCGCTGGCCGGCCGGCTTGCTGAGGTCGAGGATCGCGCGCATCTCCACCGGCACGACCGTGATGTTCCGGCGCTGGTAGCGCTGGGTCCCGGCCCCGATGCTCACGGCTTTGTAGACGGTGACGGTGCGGAACGTGCCGGCCGGGCCTATGCCCCGGATTATGACCTGCAGCTCGTTGCCTCCGGGCGGCAGGCCGCCGACGAGCCCGCCGAAGCTCAGGCTGTTGCCGATGGGGCCGGCGGAGAGGTCGAAGGCATGCTGGATGTTCACGAGCGTCGCCTCCTGGCAGTTGAACCGGAAGACGAACTGCTCGGTCAGCATGATCTCCTTCAGGCCGCCGATCTCGCTGTCGGACTCGACCTGCAGGTACTCGCGCGTCCGCTCGAGCTCGACGCCGTCCTCGATCGCGCCGACGTCCACGCCGGCGCCGGGTCCGACGAGGACCTGGGCGGGGCCGCTGATCAGGTTAGTCGCGGTGATGGTTGGTGCTGGCATCTTCTCCTCCTACGTGTTGATCGCTCCAGCCATGAACCAGATGTCCTGGGCGTAGCACTGGTTGGGGTCGTCCCACGCCAGCGCGCCCGATGCCTCGTGCGCGCACAGCGCCACGCGGACATGCGCGGCGGTCGGCGACTTGCCGTGCAGCGCCAGCATGACGCGCTGCGCGATGTCGGCCGCCACAGTCTCGTCCGCCGCATAGACGTGCGCGGCGATGCGGTGCCGCTGGTACTCGGCGCCGTCCGAACCCGGCTCTACGCCCGCCGTGTCGAATAGCACGCAGGGCGGCGAGATGCGCTGGCCCTGTCGGGCGCGCGAGATGTGGGGGTCGCCAGCGGCGTGATGCGTCAGCGCCACCAGCAGGGCGTCGCCCGTCAACGCGGCGTAGATCGCGGCCCACAATTCCTTCATGCGCCCTCCGACAGCCAGGGCGGCAGACAGCGCCGCCAGAATTCCGGGCCCCACTTGCCCCGGAGGACGTCGCGCGCCTCCCGCAGCAGGCCAGCGGGACTGGCCGCGTCCCGGTCGCGTCGGCACGTAGCCGCATGCGAGCCGAGCACCGGCACCACCTCGCCCGTCCAGCCCGCCCAGATGGCGCGCCCGATCCAGTCCTCGGCCTCGAGGGTCGGCAGGTTGCGGTCGAAGCAGCCGATCTGCAGGAGGGCCTCCCGCCTGTAGAGCCGTGCGACGCCCGGGTTGTCCCCGTCGCCGAACCACAGCGCCCTGTGCGCTACCATCGGGCCCCAGGGCGAACCGCAGGCCGTGACGAGGGAATCGAACTGCTCCGGCGTCCAGGACGCGTCAGGGTCGACGAGCAGCAGGTCGCGGCCAGCCACCACCGCAATCGCGCCGGCGGTGCCAGCCCGCGCGCCGAACGTCTCGCCCGCATTCGGCGTATACTCCACGTCGCCGTGCGCGGCCAGCGCGTCGGCCAGACCCCAGGCGGTCTCGTCCTCGCCCCGGTCCAGGGCGACGAAGGCCGCGCCCTCCGCCTGTTGCAGCCAAGGCATGGCCCCATCGAGCAACCGTTGCAGCAACTCCGCGTCGCCGTCGAGCAGCGTCGCCACCATCAGAGCGCGGCGACTCGCCGCCTCGGCGGGATGAATCGCGCCCGCGGGGATTTCGTCGGCGGTTTGCATGGCAGTCTCCGCTGGTATATTCCAGGCGGGGCGTTGCGGGGGAGGAAACCTGCGGGAGGGCGCGTTTCGCGCTACGATGCCCCGGGATGGGGCGTTCGCGCGGGGGCTTAGTGATTACTCGGGCAGGGCTGTAGAACGAGCAGTGGGGGCATCAGGGGCGCGGCGCGGGGCCGCGTGACGGGGATGCTATGGTTTCCTGCCGCCCCGGGTCGGTCTGTTGAGAGAATGGAGGGAACCCTGATAATCGCGCCACCAGGCGCGGAACTCCTCGTCATCAGGATAGCCAGGAGGCAGCCACTTCACGTTCGCCTAACCGCGTCTGCAGCGGTTGCAAGCTACGCCGACCGCGTGCTGCCCGATCTCAAAGTAATGGGGACACCAGAGCGCATACCAGGCGCGCCGCAGGGGGTGAACAGCATGACGAAGCCAGCCGCGCAGCCGTATCAGCCACGACCAGCGTCGCGCGCGACGCACGGTCCGGGCGAAGCGCGCCTGCTCCTTCGGCCCCATCTGACTCGTAATGCTCATTACGGGTGCTCTGCGGCGCTCATTCGCGCCGCCAGTCGTGGATGCGTGCGGTCCACCGCGCCAGCGTCGCCTCGTCTGCGGCCGGCCAGGTCGGGGGCTCGCCCGGCTGCTCCAGCCAGTAATCCTCCGTGAAGCGATGCTCGCGCTTGAGCCGCGCCCACAGCCGGGTCGCCGGGAACACCCAGACGCGCCCGACCGTCCCGATCTTGTCGGGTTGTATGGCGCGCAGCATCGCCGCCGTCTGCTCTATCGTCTCGTCCGTTTCGCCCGGGTTCCCCACCATCACCAGGGCCGTGAGGATCAGGCCGGCGCGCTTGACGGCCAGCCCGCCCTCCACATTCTGGCGCACCGTCACGCCCTTCTTCGCAAGCTCGAGGATCTTGTTGCTTCCGCTCTCCAGCCCTAGCGCGACCTGCGTGCAGCCGGTCGCGCGCATATGGGCTAGCAGCGCGTCGTCCACCAGGTCGGCGCGCGTGGTGCAACCCCAGGAGACTGGTGCCGCCCCCAGCATCTGCTTGAACACGAAGCAGAGGTCGTGGACGTTCTCCGCCCTGCCGGTGAAGCAGTCGTCGTGGAACTCGAAGGAGCGGAACCCCCAGCGCTCGGCGAGCATCAGCATCTCGTTAGCGACGGCCACGGGGGATCGCGACCGCCATCCGCCCCATGCGACCCAAGAATGGCAGAACGAGCACTGGCCCGGGCAGCCGCGGGAGAAGTGCAGGTTCGCGGTCGGCCAGGACGGATACCGGTCGGGCGGCACCTGAGTGTAGAGGAGGTCCCAGGCTGGCATCGCTAACTCCGCTAGGTCGAGCGGGGCCGCCTCCGCTGGCCCGCCGCGCAACCATGAAAGTAGCGCGGCCTCCCCCTCGCCCACGCAGATCGCATCCACGAACGGGTAGTGCTCGAGTATCTGGCGGCTGCAGGCCGAGGCGTGCGCTCCGCCCGCTATCGTGCGCGCCCCGCGCGCCTTGGCGCGCCGCAGGACCTCCAGCGCCGCGTGCCTACCCCACGTCAGCATGGTGATGCCGACGGCCTGGGGGCGGCGGTCGAGCGCCTCCATCACGCCGTCCCAGCCCACGGCGTTCCCGTCCACCACCTCGACGCCGATGCCCTGGGCGCGGGCATAGGCGGCGAGGCAGAGAAGATTCAAAGGCGGGCAGTACCAGGCGTCCTGGGGCTGCGCAGTGCCGGGGGCGTTTACAACGAGGATCTCAATGCCCATCGGCGCAATCCTCGTGTGGTATCAGGCTGCATCGGCAACGATACCCGAGCATGACAGTGTGTAGACGCTCGAGTTCGGCTTCCTCCGCTGCCGACAGAGCGCGGCAGTCACGCAGGGCATGCCCGATGATGTCCCGTGCGCGCATGGATGCGCCTCGATATCCCTCCGGTTCCGGATAGAGGCCTTTGTTCACGGTCCGCCCTTCGCCATGTAGGGGAACCATGGCCCGCGCTCCCAGGACGCGGGCATGCGGCGGGCCTGGCGGGCGAGCCAGATGTGGTAGCAATCTTCACCATCCTCGGCCTGTCGCTCGCGGAGCGCGGCCCCGGCATGGTCCGAAATGACCATCTCGCGCACCATGTCGAAGCCCGTCTTCGCCAGCATGTCCCGGCCTTGCTGCCAGGTCGGCACCCATCTATGCGAAGTCTCCTCAGTCCACTGCTCCGACGGCGTGTGCAGCAGCAATGAGCCGCCATCCCGCAGCACCCGATTGGCTTCCCATAATACGATGTGAGGCGCGATGCAATGTTCCAGGCATTCGCGCGCATAGACGGCACCGAACTCACCGTCGCCGAAGGGGATGCGGTGCGCGTCACCCAGCACCACATAGGGCCATCCCAATCCGCCTCCGCGGCGCTCCCGCGCCACGCGCACCTCCGCCTCGTTGATCGTGATGCCCCATGCGTCCCAACCTAGCGGGCGCAGGTATTGAACCAGCCAACCGTCGCCACAACCCAAGTCAAGCACTGGCCCCGGCGGGAGCATGGGGAACAGCAGTTCATCAGCCAGCGCCTTCTGGATCGCCTGGTTCTCTGGCCACTGGCTGCCGGCGCTGAACTCCTGGGCCTCGACGGCGAGGTACCGCCGCCACTCTTCGGCGCTGAATCCGCCTAGTCTGTCAATCGGCCGCGGCATCCCCGCCCTCCCCGGCGTCCGCTGGCTGCAACCCGGCGAGGACGCGCTTCCATTCTTCCGCCGACAGCACCCGCTGATCGAGCGCGCGATTCAGCTCGCAGCAGACCTCGGCGACGCCCCGGGCGTGCGGTGGCACCAAGTCCTCCGGCACCTCCCTCTCGCTCATGCCGAAACCCGATGCCAGGTCTTCGTGGCAACTCGCGCAGCAGAGCGACAGCGACCAGATGCCGGCGCGCGCGAAGTCTATGCAGTAGACGCGCACTATGCGCTTCGTTAGTCCGGGTTGCGGGGGCGCGACCGCCTCGGCCCTGCGGCCGCCCTCCGCGCATGTCTCTCCCTCGCGGAGGGCTTCGCCCTGGACGCCGTAGGGTGCCGCCGATAGCGGGCCAGTCGCAATGATGTAACCCGTGTGGCCAGGCATGGCGATGTCCGGGAAGCACCGGTTTATATTCACCCAGCACCACGCCACCGGCCACCGCGTCTTCACGCGGCGCGGCACGATGCGCATCCGATAGGCCCTCTCCTTCAGCGCCTGCCACCATCCGGCTGGCCACCGGAACTGTCGCACGCGCTCGGCCATGATGTAGGCCCGGAGGTCCAGCGCCATGTGGTCGTACGTCACGCGGAGGGGGCCGAACAGCAAGCCCTCGATCTGCGCGGCGATGGTCTGCGACGGCTCGTCCTCCCTCCCGATTAGCCGCGCGTGCAAGCGCTCGAGCAGGTCGCGCAATTCATCGACGCCGCCCCCCCATCGTAGCATATCCGGGCTAACCAACATCCGGTGGCTGAACATCAGCCTCTCCAACGCTATGCGCCCGATGTCCACGGCACGCGTCGGCGGTAGGGGAGGGCCCGCTGCGTTTTGCGTATCCTTCGGCATTCCAGCCTCCTCTAATCAGGTGAGCGGGGGCGGGCCGGCCGCTGCGCATGGTTCAGCGAACCAGGAAGCAGGCGTAGCCTGGCGCGCTCTCCTGTCGCTGTTTTCTGCCATGTCGCCGCACCAGCGCCGCCCCCGCCCATTTCAATTACCACGCCTTCGCCAGCATGAAGTCGTTCGGGACGCCGGCCTTCAGTTCCTTCTCGTAGCATTCGTGCACCGGCGCATAGGCCGCGCCCGCCACGGCCAGCAGCCATCGTCCGCCCACGATCATCCAGACGCCGACATCCTCCCATTCCCCCATCTTCGCCATCAGGAGCAGGTTGGCCACCTCCTCGGCTGTGTAGAACCTCGTGTGCTCGCCGTGGTCGCCCGGCCCCATGACCTCGCCCGGCACGCGCAGAGGGGGCCGGACGGAGCGCGCCGCACGGCGCGGCAGCGCCGAGACCGGCTTGCCCATGTGGATCCCCGGCTCGTCGAAGCACGGCGCGTTCGGCGTAGTCAGGAGCAGCGAATCCGAACGGGAGGTGATCCGCCGCAGGGTCGGCAAGGGGTGGAACGCCATGTGCTCGAGGGCCTCGGTGAAGACGGCGGTTTCGCTGGCCTCGTTCGGCGGGAACGCATGCCAGGCCTTCGGGTCCTCCACGTCGGCCACCTCCACCGCGCGGGCGAAGACGCCCGCCGCCATCGGCTGCGGGCGGATGTCCACGCCGAAGTCCGCGCGCCATCCCATCATGGTCGCCAGCGCGGACACGATCCCGTCCCCGCAGCAGTAGTCGGAGAGCGGACCGGGCGGGAGCATCGACAGGACGCGCGCGATGTGCATTAGTCTCGCGGTCGTATACCCGTCCGGGTCCAGTGGGTGGGGCTGCCCCCAGCGACCTATACGCTTCGCCTGGCAATCATCCACCAGATTGAAAGCCTCGCGGATCGTCATCACAACCTCCCTGTGCTGCAGAACTTGTTCCACGTGCAGATGCGCAGGCCTATGCGTTTCGCCAGCGCGCATTCCGCGCGGGCCCCCGGGCTAGTCCTCCACCCCGGCAGGAGCAGCAGCGCGTCGCAGACGGCGACCCACTCCAGCCCGACGCGCATGAACTCCTTGTATGCTATCCCCTCCGCCTCCCACCCGTCCGTCATCGTGTGCGGGCAGAACGGGGTGTGCCCAGCCTTCATCAGGGCCACTCCGGCCTCGCGCGCCTGCGCCACGTTCCGCAGCCGCGCCTCCTCGTCGCCGCCGCGCGGCGTGTAGAGGCCAGCGATGTAGACCTTCACCGCACGGCCTCGCAGAACCGCATCGTATGGCAGCAGAAGTCGTCGGCGGTGGCCGGATCCACCTCCGTCGCCAGCGTCTCCTTCAGGGCCGGCCCGATCTCCCGCAGCCACCGATCGAAGTCGCCGCCGGGTTCGCGAACGTTCAGCGCCTGCGACCTCCGTTGCGGCTCGAGCGCCCGCATCCTCACCCCCGCTATCCCCGCGTAATATGCCTGACCGAGCGCAAGCACGGGCGTTCCTGCTAGCATTGCATGCAGCCCGACGACGCTGTTGACCGTCACGACCGCAGCCGCGCGCGCAACGAGCGGATAGATCGGCTCCTCGCGCGGCAGGACGTGGACGTCCAGTCGCGCGGCCTCGCGCATCCACGAGTCCGTCAGGTCGAGCGGATGCACCTTCAGCCACGCTTCCGTTCCGTCCGGGATGCAGGGTGCAATTGACTGCATCATCCACGCGATGTCGCAATGCCTCCCGGTCGCATAGAACGGGGCGCGACCATCGGGATACTGGGGCACGAGCAGCACGAAATCATCCCGCGCCCCCGCGCGCGCTCCGTCCGGCCCGTAGATCGCATCCGTGTAGGTTGCGAGCCGCTGCAAGTTGTCGGGCGTCGAAGCCATCCCCGGCACCCACGATCCCCGTATGCGCTCCGGCTCCACGTAGTGCATGAAAGCCGCGCACCAGAACGTGCCGGGCCAGAGGCCCACCTCCACATAGACCATGCGGGCTTGCGGCGCTGCCCCCGCGACGGCATCCCTGAAAGCCTGATTCCACGGCTCGTCGTGGCCCCAGATCACGACGTGGGTCGGCCGGAAGTCGCGCGCGACCGCCTCGGCACCCTCGGCCCACGAATGGACCCGCGAATCCTCCCGCATGTCGTAGATGGCGACGCCGTCGGGCGGCAGGAAATCGGGCGCCGCGTCCCAGAAGGCTAGTGCACGGTCGAAGCGCTCGCGCTGTCGCAGCACGGTGGCGAGGTCCCCGTTGCTGGCGTACTTGACTAGGCCCAGGATGCGGACCTTCATCTTGCCTCCTCCGCCTGCCGCAGCGCCTCCAGCATGCGGCCGGCCTGCGCGGACGGAGCGGCTGGCGGCAGCAGGGCCTCCAGCCGTCCGATCGCCCACTGGTAATGCTCCAGATACTCGTCGAATTGCGCCTGCGTGATCCGCCCGGTGTGCAGGGCCGTCTCGCCGAAGTACCGCCCGTCGTGGAAGATCCAGTCGAACAGCAGGTAATTGATCATGAACTCATTGACCGCCTGCCGTTGCAGGAACACCACCATCTGCCTGCGCGTCACGTAGTCGCCGGGGCAGAACCGCTGCGGGCCGCAGCCGGCCGTCGTGCCAGCCTCGACCGCGTAGCCGACGTGGTGGCCGGCCGAGTCGGTCGGCGCGATGTCGGTGAAGTAGTAGGAGCCGTGGTGATGCAGGTAGTAGATGGTGGCGAAAGCGGTCCCGGACGCCACCGCGGCGACCAGGGCGAGGGCCCCGATCACCAATCCAAACCTCTTCAATCTCATTTCCAGCCTCCTTGTGGGGCGTACCGTCGAGGCAGCCCTAAGGGTCTTATACCATGTTCGGCGGCTTCTGGGAACCCCCTGGTGCCCCCGTCTTACCATCTCCGCGAACACCACTATGCCGTCGCGCCGCCCGTTCAGCCCGCCTTGCGCGCACGCCCCGAAGAGTTACATGCCGCCACCCGTATCGGATCCCGGGCGGAATATCTATCAGCCCGACGCGGTAAAGGGCGCGCCAGAAGCGCCCTCTCCACCACATCGAGGCCCTCCAGACTGCCCAGGCAGCGCGGGCCGGGAGATGCCAAGCAGGCGCGCACCATACCCGGTCGCCGACAAAATCACAATGTAGGAGGACCAGGCCGGGCGGGATGAGATGCGCGTGAACATCTGCGCGAATGTCTTCCCGCAGAGTCGCGCCCCAGCGGCGGACGGGCACGGCGGCGAGGGCGTGGTCGTATGCGATGCCGAAGTCCTTTACCGACTGCGCCGCTGCAGCCCCCGTCCGGGATAGATGCTCGTTGAATTCTCGCGCGGTACCTTCCAGCGCTGCCTGCTCCGCTTCCGACAGCGATTCCCACAGCCCCTGCGCTATCGGTTTAGTCATATCAGCATGCTCTCTTCGCATCAGAGCAGTCTCCCTGCGAATTCCCAGGGCATTTTCATGCTCTTCCCTAGAGCAATATCTCTCCGCGCGCCCATTTATCGAGAATCCCACCAAGATCAATCGCGACCTTGCCGAGCGTCTTGGCGGCCACGCAGATAGGGAGCGCGCACGCCCCTGCGCCGACCAGCGCCAAGTCAAAGTCACCGGCACGCGCGACGAGGGCGGACGCGACGCCGGGCACTCCGGCGAAACCCTCCGGCCCGGGCACCGCGCCCGCGAACGCCGTCATGTCTAGCGAGAAGCTCGCGCGCCCCATGGCGGGGTCGGCCGCCCGCTGCAGGTGGGCGAGCGCCTCCGGCGCCCTCCTGCCAACCAGTATCACGCGCCGGTATATGCCTAAAGTCAGCAGCATCCGCTGCTCGTGCCACCGGTAGTTCACGAGGCAGTCGCAGACATTCAGGCTCGCGGTATTCACGTCGTGCGCCCCGAACGCCTGCAGCAGCAGCGGCAGGTACTCCGGGCGGAAGGCATAGCCACCGGACAGCGGCACGCCGACCACGTCGGCGTTCCGCACCGCCTCCGCCAGCGCCTCCCCGGCCGCCGCGTCGCCCGATTCGATGCCGGCCCCGCGCGCCAGCCACGCCGCGTGCTGCTCCACCCACTTCTGGTCCACGAGTTCGCCCTGCGCCATCGCGATCGCCTCGCCGTCCCCGCAGCGCACGAGCGCGAAGGGCTCGCGGGCCGCGAGGGCGCCGCGGGCCAGGGCATAGACCTCCTCGACCGTCAGCAGCATATCGCCTCTGTTTCAGCCTTCGTCAGCCGATCGCGCGGCTTGCGCCTCTCCGCGGCATTCCCCATCCGATTCCAGGGATTGCACATGCATCGCCGCCTGTTCCGCTTGGCGCAGCCCGCTCTATGTCTCTTCGCCTTGGGCATCAACGCCCCTTTGCTGCACTAGCGGGCGCTGGGTCGCGAGCGACAGTCCAGCACCCGCCCGCGCCAGCAGATACAATGCGCCCACCAGCGTCCTCAAGGCGCAGGCCGGGTCCATGATGTCCTGGCCGGCGTCCCACCAAGCGCATGCACTTTCGATGCACAGCAGCTTCGTGAGCGGGCAAACTTTCTCCGGCATCATCTTCTCCCGTCCATCTTCGGCCACGGCATCCGGCTGGCCTGGAGGATGGACTGATCTATCCAGCACCGCAGACTGCGGAACTGGTCGTCAATGGAGGCGGGGGCGGGCAGGCGGAACTCGAGGGGCGCCTGCCAATGCCGGGTATGGCGTCCTGGTAGTAGTCGGCAAAGCCTATCCATCGTGATGATCCAGAGAGTTCGCCGTCGCCTGGTTTGAATGCTGCCGTGCAATCGCACCTCGCCGCCACGCCCGGAGCGCCAGATGATCAGGCACCGCCCACCGGGCAGGTTCAAATAGACGACGAAATGCCCGCATGTCGGCGCGTCCGGCCCCCAGATTATCTGCAATGGTCCCACCCGCAGCATGCCGATGGGCGGACCGGGACGGCTCATACGGCCCTCCAGCATCAGCCAGCCTCTTCGCTTCATCGCCTCGCCGCCTCCTCCGTCTCGCGCGCTATGCGGCACTCCAGCAGCGTCAGCGCGATGCATCCGATCAGCATGGCACCCACAAAGCCCCACCATTCGCCGCAGCGCAGGTGGACCCCAGCGCACAGAAAGGCCACCATCAGCAGTACCTTGTATCCGATCTTCACCATCCCGCCGCCTCCAGGAACGCCGCCGCCCTCTCGCGCCACGTCGCGCCGACCAGCGCCGCCTCCTGCTCCCCCTCGCTGAGCGGGGATGCCGCGCCGTGCTCGATCTGCGCCAACCACTCCTCCAGCGTCGCCGCGAACACCACGCCTGGCATGCCGGCCAAGTCGTCCATCCCCTGCGTCGCCACTACGGGCAGGCCGGCCGCAAGGTAATCGTACGCCTTGACGGGGGAGACCGCGGCCGCGACCCTCCCGGCCGCGAACGGCACGATCCCCACGTCCGCCTGCCGCAGCCACGCCCCGACGGCCTCGTGCGGCACGGGCCCGATGTAGCAGAGGTTCGGCCTGACCGGCGCGTCGCGCGGCCGGTCGGGCCCTATCAGGTTGATCGTCCAGTCGGGCCGGGCATCGCATATCGCAGTCAGCAGGCCCCAGTCCAGCCAGCGGCCGTAGAGCGTGCCGAGGTAGGCCACCGTGACGGTCCCGCGTGCCAGCCTGCCGCCCTGTGCCTCCGCGGACTGCGGCGCGTAGCCGTTCGGCACGCGGGCGGCCGCGGACGCGCCCAGCTCGACGGCCCGCGCCTGCAGCGCCCGCGACGTGGCCACGACGGCGTCGGCCGTGCCCACCAGCGCGCGCTCCGCATTCGCGTCGTACCAGTCGCCCTGCCCCATGTCCCTGAACCCCTCCCAGTCGTCCAGCAGATCGTAGGCCACGCGCCAGCCTGCCTCCCGCAGGCGAGCCGCGGTCGAGGCGTAGGACGGGAACGGGACGGCGATGACGGCCAGACGCCTCGCCGCGTCCACCGCGGCCAGCAGGTCGAACGCCCTCTCCTCCTGCGCCACCACGAAGTCGTGCAGCATCGCGGGCGGCACGCCCGGGACCTGCACCAGCACGGACAGGATGCCGGCTCGCGCGAACTCCCGCGCGAGCTGCGCCGTCCGCTGCCCGCCGCCGGTATCCCACGCGCCCGCCCCGCTGAAGATCGCCACCGCCCCGGCCGGTGCCGCCACCCGCACTTCGCCCAACCTGGCCCGCCAATCGGGGGCCGACACCATCGCCTGCAGGTAGGCGTGGGCGGTCTGCAGGGCCGCCCTCTCCCAGGTCAGCGTCGACAGGTGGTCGCGCTGGGCCTCCTGCTGCCCCGCGCTGAGCGGCCCCTGCCGCGCGGCCTGCTGCAGCGCGCCGGCGATCATCCCGACGCGTCCGGGCTCGCAGTAGTCCGCGAACGGCCCGAATGCCTCCTTCGTGCTGCCGTCCCCGCACACGAGGCAGCAGCCCAGCAGGCCGGCCTCGATGCTGGCCAAGCCGGGCGTCTCGGCCCAGGACGGTTGCGCGTAGACGGCGCAACGCGCCATCAGCGCCCACAGCTCGGGCTGCGGCAACTCGCCGGCGAACTCGATCCCGTCCCACCCATCCGCCGCCCTGCGGCACATGCTCGCGTAGACCGGGTCGTGCGTCACGGAGCCGGCCAGCACCAGCCTCCAGCCCTCCAGGCGCGCGAGCTGGAACGCCTGGATCAGCGCCAGCTGGTTCTTCCGCGGCTCCAGCCGGCCTGCGCACAGGATTATGGCACCGCGTCCCCCGGGCGGCAACGCCAGCGACGGCGCCGCCGTGAGCAGTTCAGGCGGGGCCGCATTCACCACCGGGAACATCGCGCCGTGCATCCCCCCGACCTTCATCAGCTCCTCGGCCTCGCGCCTACTGTTGGGCAGGAGCACGTCGGCCTGCCCCAGGAAACCGGCGTACATCGCGCGCGTGCGCGAGCAGTACATGGCGGACTCGTGGGCCGTATACATCCCCAGCCTGGTCGCATAGTCCATCGTCGGCTCAGGCGGCCACCATATCGTGCTGTAGGCGGTGGCGCAGCGGTGGCGCTGTCCCGCCTGCAGGCGCGCGAGGCACAGCCCGTCGGAGGAGTGGAAGACATGCGCCACGTTGAACCCCTCGAGGCTGATGCGTATGCCAGGGTCGTCGGAGATCAGTCCAACGTCAGCGTGTGCCGACATGGCGCGCGCGGTGCGCGCCAGCTGTTCCTCCTGGCCGCCCGCGCCGAGCTTGCCGAGGAACGCGACCTTCAGCAGCCGTCTCTGCACTTCGCCCTCCGGCTTCTGCGCGCGAATGGGATTCCCCTGGCGACCCGGTATCGTCGGTGCGCCCAGGGGGCCCAGAACCATTGCCAGCCACGCCGGTCATGCCATAAGATAAATACGGCCCGATACCACGGCACCAGTCCCGGCGGTGCCATTCGCCGGTAGTTTATGGACACCCACCACGGCCAGCCCTCAATCAGCAGACCCAATGCGCGCACCCGGAAGTGCCACGGTCCCATCTGTATCACAGCGCCTTGATCACCACAGCAATCGTCGCCTTCTCGCCCGCCGCGATAGGGCCGCATGCGACGGACACCACGCCAGCCACGGGCGCGGCAATCGTCGCATTGCTCCCATCCGCCTTGGTAACCGTGCCGCTTACGAACTGCGCAACCGCAGGAATCGTCCAAGAGAAGGTGGCGACCGTCGCAGTAGGCTCTGCCACGTTGATCCTCACCGGGTTACTGTCCACTGAGAAGTTCACGCCCCCAGCCGTGCCCGACAGCGTCGCCTTGTTCGTGATGCTCGTGCCAGCAGGCACGCTGGCCTCCCATTTGAGCGTCCCCTGTGCGCCCGGCTGCAGACTCAACTGCGGCGTCAGGCACACGAGTGCCGGGTCAGGCGGGCGAAGCGTCGCGTTTGCGCCCGACACCACCACCGTCTCGACGCACCCCGCCATCAGCAGAACCGCCATTGCCAGAACCCACTTTGCCATGTTTTGCTCCCTTTGGTCTGTCCGTCCAGATTACGTGTTCCAGGTCCCTGCATGGAATCCTGTCGGCCCGCCGCATCCTCTGCCAGTACCGCGTGCGCGCATTCGTCTGCTTGACGCCGTTCTCCCGGCAGAACCGCGCATACTTCTGGCGCGCCATCCGCGCCTCGTGATACAGCGACAGCGCCCTTGCGAGGACGCTTTTGGCGACGGGGGTTGTATTCGTGCGCGTCTCTGGCAGCAACGCCCGCCGGGCGTGATCCACCGCGCCCGGGCTAACGCCTAGCCGAACCGCGGCCCGCTTGGTCCACCCCCGTCCCTTCGCCATCTCCTCCTTGAGCATGAGCAGATCGGAGGGGATGCGCCACTTCCTCATCCGCGCGCTGGTGCGTATGGTCTCGCCCATGCCGCAGACTGACTCCGCGTCGTGCGGGTCTACCTCGAACCCTCCGCCCGGGTGGCAGCACCGCCAGACCTGCAGGTTCGTCTCGTCGCGGGCCTCGGCTAGAAACCGGCAGACTTGAGTGCCCAGGATGCAGGCCCGACGCGGCATGGCCGACGGCCGCCTTAGCCGCCCCGTCCCGTCGCGCCTGTGGTTCAGGTCGCGCAGAGGCTGGAGCTCGATCCGCCTCGCACCTTGCGCCATCTATCCGCCCTCCAGCAGCGGCTCCGCCGCTGCCATCACCGCCTCCGGCTCTATCGCCGCCATGCACGGCGGCTCTGCCTCACCCAGCGCGCAGTCCGAGTACCAGAACTCGTGCGACCATGCGCAGCCGGTGCACCGAAACGGCGACGTGATGTTGACGTTCTCCGGGTAGCCGAACGATTCCTTCGTCGTCGGGCCGAATAATACCACCGCCGGCGTGCCGAACGCCCGGGAGATGTGCGCCGGGCCGCCCTCGCTGTCGATCAGCACCCGCGCCCCCTCGATGACGCTGCACATTTCGAACGGGTTGGTCCGGCCCCGGAGGTCCACGCCCGCCCCCGCATCCTCCTCGTACGGCATGCCGATCTGCACGACGTTGATGCGCCCGCGCAGCCATTCGACGAGGCGGAGCCAGTGGCGCGTCGGCCAGCGCTTCGTGCCGCGCGCCAGCGCGTCCGCGCAGTGCACGACGGCGTAAGGACGCTGCAGCAGGCCGGCTTTGTAGGTGTCGCGGGGGTCGAGGTGCAGCCGCATGTCGTCCGGCCTGGCGTCCAGCCTCCCGGTCTGGGCTATCAACCCCAAGAGGTGCTGGCCCCAGCGGCGCGCGGTCTTGTCGTTGCGGGCCGGGAAGTCCCACCACTCCTGCGCCCAGCCCTGCCAGGCGGCGTCGCACGCCGCCTGCTCCTCGGGCTCGAGGCCCTGGCGGTAGGTGGTCTTGGTGACGTAGCGCACGTCGAGCAGCAGGTCGAACCGGGGAGCCATCTCGGCCGCCAGGTCGTTCCACCGCCGCCACCGCCCCATGCGCACTAATCTGTCGATGGCTGGATGGCGCCCAAGGATCGGCGTGTCCCCGTCGCCGCGCGAGAAGGCTGTGACGTGGCAGCCGGGATGCTTCCGCTTCGCCGCGGCGCACACCGCCCCCATCCACAGGTCGTCGCCGAGGCCGCCGGGCATCATCACGCCGACGTGCATGCGGGGCATGCCCGGGCGGTCCACGCGCGCGGTCGGGTCGCTGCGCGGATCGGCCGCCCCCTCCATCCTCTCGGTCAGGCCGAAGATGCACTGCACGTCCCACTCGTCCGCGCCGAGGGCGAACGAAAAGGTGGAGGCCGTCCAGGGCTCCGCCAGGAGCCTGAAGGTGTAGCCGTCGTAGGCCCCGGGCGGCGGCCTCTTCATCGCTTGCGCCCGAAGTGCTTTCGCAGGGCCGCGTCCCACAGTCCGCGCACGAACGGCATCCCCTGTATGGCGGCCGGACGCATGAACGGGTGGGGCCGGCCGCTGACCCGGATGATGCGCGTGCCCTTGGGGAACCCGTGGCGGCGCGCCCACCGCTCCCCCACGGGCGCAAGGTGCGGCCTCGTCCCCATCTCCACGAATATGCCGTACTCGACGTGCGGTCCCACCCGCGCCATGGCCCCGCGCATGTCGGCGTAGAGCAGCTGGGTCGTGATGCTCCCGCGCAGCCGGCCAGTGTCCACCGGGCAGCCCGCGGCGGCCAGGGCCTCGATCTTCCGCCCGCCCATCATCACCAGCTTGCCCAGCAGCGCCTGCGTCTCGGCCCCGAGGGCCCCGAACTTGAGGTGCAGCTGCTCCGACCCGACCACCCGCGCGCGCATCGTGGCGGTGGGGGCCGGGCCGACGGGGGCGCGGTAGGGCATGCCCTATACCTTCTTGGCGCGCGGCTTCCTGAGGCGCAACCGGAACCTCGCGACGACCTCCACCTCATCCGCCGCGCCCTGGAGAAGCGCGGACACTGCATAGGCGAAGGCGTCCCCGACGTCGTGGAACCCGCACTTCGTCAGCCAGGCTTCGCCCTTGCGCTTCGCCACCTTGATCTGGCTCGTCTCCGCGACCAGACTTGGCTTCACCTCGGCCGCGAGCGCCTGCCCGTCCTCCCAGCTGCGCTTCGCGTCGGGGCTAGCACAACGACCACCCTGCCACCTGCTCCTTACCGGAGCATCCTTTCCAGCCATCTTATTCCTCCTCGACGATTAGCTCCGTCACGTTCACTAACCCGCACCAGCGCGCGGGCCAAGCCCGCGCCACCCGGTAGCGCCGCGCCGCCACAGTCAGCACGTCGCCCGCCTGTACGTCCGCCGCCAAGCCTCTGCCGCGCAGCACCGCCACATATTCGCTGATGACCGAGGGGTCCGGCCCCGGCCAGATGTTACAGCGCCACGCCTGCAGCACGACCTCATCGAGCCGCGAAACCTGGGCCTCGAGCGGCGTCTCCAATACCTTCGGGTTCGACACGCCCACGCTCCCATCTTCAAGCGCCGACGGAAAACTCGAACCACGCCTGCAGGATGGCATCCGGCTTCGTCACCGTCAGCTTGGCCCGCCAGTCGCCCTCGACGTCCAGCAGCCCCTTCGGAATCGCGTAACGCACCTTGCCCGCCGCCAGCGGTGCCATGACCTCCATCGAGACCGCGGGCTTGACCGTCCCCGACGCATAGAAGACGACGGTGACCGCGGCCCCCGTCGGGTCGAAGGGCTTGCCCGCCTGGGTCAATGCCACCTCTATCATTCCGCCGTAATCCCCGACGTGGAAGTCCGGCATCGCTTCGCCCTCCTATATTTGGCCTTCGACGGATGCAAGGACGCTCAGCGCCGTCTGGCGCGCGACCACGCCGGCCGGAATGGCTGCAGTGGCTGCCACGCCCGCACTCAGCGCCGCCGACCTGCGCAGCGGGGGAGCCGGCACGGCGTCCCGCCCGACCTCCATCATCGCGAGCGTCTGACTGCGCCGCTCCACGTATCCCGCGCGCTCGCCCCGCGCCTGGGCCAGCAGCACATGCGCCCAGGTCGCGTCCAACAGGCGGGCCGCGTCCCGGCGCGCCAGCCACACGAGGACCGTCTGCGTGACGCCCTCGTACCACCCGCCCATCTGGTAGGAATCGGTACGATCCTGGGTACAGAGCAGCGACTGCGAACGCGCCTCGATTCGCAGCGCCGCGTCCGACCGCCATTGCACGCAGGTCAGCGTCTGCACCTTATCCTCGACCGCTGAACAGCCGGCAGATGTCGACTGCATCGTCAGCAGTTGCTGCGCCCGCTCTTCGACCCGCATCGCCGCATCACCGCGCGCCACGCCCAGCAGTATCGTCTGCGAGGGCGATTCATACGCGCCCGACGGCACGTCGGTTTCGCTCTGCATGAACAGCAGCGCTCCGCTGCGACCCTCGACGAGGACCGCTGCGTCCGCTTGCTGGTGCCCGAACCGCAGGGCCTGCAAGGTCGCATCCGCCCGGACAGCCGCGTCCGATCGCCCCTGCGGGGCGAGAATCGCCTGCGATTCGCTCTCCCGCAGGATGGCCCGCCCCGCGCAGACCTGCGCGATTATCATGGGCGCCGTCCGGGTCTCGACCCAGCCCGCTCGATCCTGCCGATCTGCCCCCGCCAGCAGCATCTGGGAATGCGATGCGACCAGCAACTGCGCATCGCTTTCGCCTTGCATCAGCGCCAATGCCTGCGACCGCCCCGGCTCCGCCCATTGCGCTGCGTCCGACCGGGACTGGCTGGCGGTCAGCGCCTGCATCCGCGCCTCGGCAAACCTCGCGCTGTCGGCGCGTCCCTGCGCGGCCTTCAATACCTGCGCCCGCGCGTCCACGAGGTCCGCAACATCTGTGCCCGATTGTGGTATCAGCAAGACCTCTGGTTGCGCTTCAACGCACTGCGCGACGTCGGCATGCGCTTGCGCGGCTAGTATAGGCTGCATCATCATCTCGTGGAGCGTTCGAGCATCGCTCCGCGATTGCGCGGCCAACAAGTCCTGCGCCCGGGTTTCCACCCGATAGGCCACGTCCATGCCGGATTGCGCGACGGTTACGGCCTGCGGCCGGCTTTCGAGGAAGACCCTGGAGTCGCTGCGGGACTGCGCGAACGAAACCGACTGAGTGCGCCCCGATTCGTTCCGGGTCGCGGAGGCGGCGCGCGCCTGCGGCAGCAACAGCGCGATCAACCGCCCGATCTCGTTCCGAGCCGCAGTATCCGCGCGCGACTGCGACGCGAGCACGCCCTGGGAACGCGATTCCTTACGCAGGGCGGCCGCATTGTTGCCCTGCGCGGCTAGCAGTGCCTGCGACTTGCCCTTCTCGTCGTACGTCGTGGCTTCCTTGAAGGCGGCGACGATGTGGCCCCAGCTCGCGGCGGCGATGGTGTGGCTGAACGCTATGGTGGCGTGCGTCGCCTGCAACGCATACTGCGCCGCCGAATTCCATGTTCCCTCGTCCGTGGCATAGAGTAGCGTCCGATTGCGCCCCGTCTCCGCGGTATTCAGAGAGTTCGCCATGATGTCGACGATGGCGTCCCCGTCGGCCGCCGTCGTGACGGATGTGGACGGATTCAGAATCGTGCCCGCCTGACCGTTGGCGACATCGAGGGCCGCGCCCGTGGCCGTCGCGCTGGTGTAGCAGGAGGCTATGACCCTGACGCTCAGCAGTCCGGCGTTGGGCACGCTGATGTCGTAGGCTGACTCGATGGGCGGGTTGACGAGATACCACATCTCCGCCGCCACCTCGCTCGCCGCCTGCTGGCGGGCGTAGGCCTGCGTCATCGGCAGGGCGTTGTAGGTGGGAGTGCCTGCCCTAGCCGTCAGGCTGCCAACCGCGAGCCCTATCACCAATACCCGCGTGTTTGCGGGGCAGGTGAACGAAAGCGTGACTGGGTTGGTCGCCGCCTTTGCCTGCCCGGATGCCCCGAAAGCCAGCGCCATCTTGTCTTACCGCCGCCGTCTATTCTGAAATCCCGATCGTCATGTCGACCTGCAGGCTATCGCCGACCTGCAGCGTCCGCGGCACACTCAGCGTCAGGCTACAGAGCAGGCGCTGGCCCTGGGCAGGGGATACGGCGTTGAGGTGCGTGCAGAGGAAGCAGTTCTTGACCTCCCCCCACGCGCTGCCGCTCGCCGTGAACGTGACGGTCTTCGTCTTCGCCTGGTAGGCTGCCGCTGGCTGCGTGATGACGAAGTCCTGCCCGCCCGCCCCGGTGCCGGCCGTGCTCACCGCTTGGCGCGCGTACCCGTTGCCGGACGGCTCGCCGGACAACGAGGCCAGCGTGTCGGCTTCGGCCAGCGATGCCCTAGCGTCCAGGCCGATGTACATGTTGGCCACGGTCGGGCTGCCGTACAGCGAATAACCCGTTGCGAACGCCAGCGAGAGCAGGTACAGCTCGCCCTCATCATGCCAGACGTTCAGGATGCCGTCCTCCTGGTACAGGACGTTCCCGCGCCCGTCGAGATGCCGGACGGTCGCCTTCGCGTGATGCGTCTTCCTCATCATTCTTCTCCTTGATATGTCACTGGTTCAACTGCTCCGCCACGCCCTCGACGTGGTGGGCCGGCGATAGTCCGCTGCAGTGGACCGGCCAGGCCGTCCGCACGACGTACCAGACCGCGTCGATCAGCAGCCGGTCGCCCGTCCGCACGTCCGCGTATTCCCCGATCAGCCGCAGCACCTTCTTGTCCTCCTGCCCGGGCGCCGGCCGCTGCAGGAACGGGTCGCGCCCCAAGTACAATCTGCACTTCCACGCCGCGATGACCTGCCCGAAGGTTTCGCTGAAGCCCCCGAAGGCGTCGGCGACCTCCGAGCGCCTGTGGACGGCGGCGGCATGCGGCAGGTGGTCGGTCAGCGCCACGTCAGTTCCCCGCCAGCCCGGCGCGACGCCGCAGTTCGGCGGCTAGGCCGGAACCCATCTCCTGCGCGGCGGCGCGCAGATCGCAGGCGTCCACGAAGTCCTCCCCGACCTCCCGCGAGGGGCCGCCCCCGTTCTGCTCCCCCGCGCCCGCGCCCGCGCCCAAGCCCTGCCGCACGATCATCAGCGCGTCCTCCGCGGCCGCCACCAGCACCTCGCGCAGGGCCGCCTCGGACACGCGGGCGAGCACGCCGGACGAGATGCATGCCTGCAGCGTCCACTTGCCCGCGCCCCGCTCCCGCTGGAACGTCACGGATAGCGGCCTCAGCATCGTCGCGCTCACGCCGACCTCCCCCAGCCGGGCTCGCACCGGCGGTACATGCCCAATATCTCGCGGTCCACGTCCGTCAGGTCGGCGTCGCTGAAGTGATAGGACACCGAGTAGTCGCCCACGCGCTCGCTCTCGACCTCGTGCGTGCTCGTCGTGCCGCCCTGCTGGTAGCGGTTCACGACCAGCCGGATGCACATCTCCTCCAGATCGTGCGGCGTCGCGGCATAGCCAGCGTTGTACTGCAGGTGCACGCCGCGCACGTCGGTGTAGAACCGGGTGGAATGGACGTAGAGGATGCCAACCTTGTAGTCACAACTCCAGTCGTCGTTCTCGTCCGCCGCCCCGTAGGCCGTGTAGGTCCCGCCGACCGTCCCGATCGCCAGCGCCGCGACGCTGTTGATGGGGAACTCCGGGATCAGGAAGGAGTCGCCGTGCTCGCTCGGGTAGTAGGCGTCATGGTCGCGGGCCAGTATGCCGCGACCGACGTACTTCTCAATGTAGGCGCTGACGGCATTGATGAGGCGCGTCAGAACGTCGTCGTGCGTGCTGCCCGTGATGCCCAACATCGCCTTGACGCGCGCGAGGGTCGTCAGGGCGTAGGGGTCGAGGACTTCGGGCATGGCCTAGCCCCCCGGCGCCTTGCGCGCGCCCAGCCTGCGGCCGGGCCGCAGGGCCTCTTGCTGCCCGCCGCCAGGCTGCAGCGGAGCGGGAGCCGCGTCCTGGGTCGCTGAGGGGGCTGGGGCCGCGGCCTCCTGCTCCGCTGGGGGTTCCGACGAGGCCTGCGCTGGTGCGCCCGTCGGCTCGCGGGAGACGAACCGGCCGCCCTGCCGCGGCTGCTCCTTCTCGGGACGCGCGCGCGGCGCGACCTTCGCGGGCTCATCTTTCGTGGGTTTGGGTTCCGGTGCCGCCTTCCCGCTCGGCGCGACTATCACGAACCAGCCCTCCGGGAACCTCTCCATGAGGCGGGCCGCCGTCTGGGGCGAGACGTCCCGCTCGTCGCCCGGATTCATCAGCCCCACGCCCATCGTGCCGTCCTTCAGGACCTGGGCGGGCTCGTTGTAGCCCGGGCCCTCGTGCCGAATGCGAACCGTGTCCATGCCGTCCTCCTCGTAGTTCGACGGGGGCGCGCGGGCCGACTCAGCGCTTCGGGCGCTTCTTCTTGCGGCGCGACCCGCCCTTGGTCGCACAGCACCCGGCCTTCACGTCCTTCGTGTCGTAGCAGCCCTTTTCGACGGCCATTTCGTTCCTCCTGCAAAGGTGAAAGGGCGGGGCCGGCGGGGCCGGCCCCGCGCCATTCGGGGCGGCTGTCAATCGCCCTAATCCTCTACGCTCCGCTCGGCCCTGCGGCCTAGTAGCCGTAGACGTAGCCGACGCTGCCGGCGCCGTAGGGGAACGCGATCGCGATCCTCTCGGTGCCGACCACGTACAGCGCGTCGCGGCGCACGTCGAAGTCCGTGCGGATCGTCAGCCTGCGCCTGTCGCCCAGCACCACCGCATCCTTGTAGGCCAGGATGGACAGCCGCGTGGTGTTGAGGGCCGCGTTCGCGTTGATGATCCCGGTGGCGTCCACGGCGGGCAGCAGGCCGCACTGCGCGGTCGGCGTCCCGTCGAAGATGCCGCTCAGGCCCTTCAGGTTGAACGCGAAGCCCGCCCCGATCTTCTCGACCGAGGTGAACTCCAGCGTCGTCCCGATGTTGACCCGGGCGAGGGCGTCTATGAGCCAGACGCACTCCGTCGGGTCGTCCCAGTAGGGCCGCAGGACCGTCTCGAGGCCGCGGAACGCCGCGACCATGCCGCCCGCGCCGTTGATGCGCCAGGCGGCCGCGCCGTCGAACACCAGGCGGCGGATGCCGCTGAAGCACGCCAGCACGCTGTTGCCGGCCGGGTTGATCGCCGAGATGTTCGGGACGTTCACGTCGCCGTTTATCCAAGCGTTCTCCTCGGCCTGCGCGAACGACTTGGTGATGTCGCGCATCACCCACGGCACCGCCGCGATGATGGAGTCCTCATTGAACTCCTCGCAGATCTCGACGTCCGCCATGATCTTGACGGCGTCGAGGGTCCGCCTCGCGGTGGTCGGCTGGCTGGTCGTGGTGCTGCTGCACTCGCCGCTGGCCTTGTAGACGCTGACGCCCGCCATCGAGACCGGCAGGTCGTAGGGGTCGGTGGGCATGACGATCACCCTGAACTGCTGGCGGCACACGGACCGCTCGGCGATCCACTCCCACAGCTCGGCGGCCAGCTCGCGCGGAACGAACTCCGCGCCCTGGCCTGCCACCCCGGTGTTCAGCGACTTGCGGCCCTCGGTGACGGCCAGCAGCATCTTGTCCGCCAGCTGCTTCTGGCCGGGCGTCAGATTGCCGAACGCGTCCTCCGCGACGCGCACGCCGGCGGGGAACATCAGTCGCGGCTGCCATTCGGCACCCGCGGCCGTCGGCATGTTCGCGGGCAGGCGCTTCGCCAGGGCCTGCTCGATCATGCGAGCCAGCGACGCGTCGGTCCCGACCTTCGCCGCCAGCACCTGCTTGGCAATCTCGTCGGCCTTCTTCTCGGCCAAGTCGGCGAGCTGCTGCTGCCACATCAGGTCGTCATACTTCCTGGCCTTCTCCTCCACGGTCGGGGCCGCGGGGGGAGGCGTGGCGGTCGCAGTCGCGCTCGCCCCGCCGTCCTTCTTCTCGTCCTTTTCCTCAGGCATCGTCCTCTCCTTTGGCGGCCCCGTCCAGCTCCGCGATTGCCTCCTGCGGGGACATTCCCTCGCCGAGCAGCTCGTGGAACCGCTTCGTCAGACCTTTCGTCAAGATGTCCTTCATGACTCTCAGGCGGGCGGCGAGCATGGCCGCCCTGTATTGTTCAGGGTCGTGCGGCCCGGCGAACGACGTGATCGTCCTCGTCCGCGCGCCGCTGCGCCCCTGGACCCGGAGCCGCCGGTCTTCCTCGGCCGTCTCCGGCTCGCGGCGCGGCCCGGTGTAACCCGACCCGCCGACCGTCGCGCCCCTGCGGGCGCGACCCTCAACTGTCCCTGGCACCCTGGCTCACCCTGAGCGCCGCCCTGGTGGCCTCGCGCAGCACCGGGTCCGTCGGCATCCCCGGCGCGTCGGCCAGCAGGTCGACGACGCTGGCCTCGGGCTGCTCGCCCTGCCCCTCGTCGCCCTTGTCCTGTCCGTCGGGCACCGCCGCCCCCGCATCGGGGGCCGCGCCGCCCGCGGCGGGCTGATCGCCCGCCCCGTCAGACTTCATGGCCGCGACCAGTCCGTCAGTGGCCGCGATCGTTGCATCCTCCGCCTTCTTCGGCTCCCCCAGCGTCTCCAGCACGCGCCCGAGGCGCTCGTGCGCCTCGCGTATCAGCCCCTCGTTCTTGGCGCTAAGAATCCGACCCTCTTTCAACTCTATGGTCACCGGTAGGACCGCCGACTTCCCCGCCCATGGCGGCTCCTTGTCGAACTGCGCGTAGTGCCGGCCGAGGTGCGCCTTCACCCCGTCCATGTCGCCCTCCGGGATGTCCACGCCCCCGCGCCCGCCCATCACGACCGCGGCTGCCGCGGCCACGCCCCGCCACACCACCTTCAGGCCCCCGTCGGCCTTGTGATGCGGGAGCTTGTAGGCCCCGATGTTCTCGGCGTCCTCGCCGTTGAACCAGGTGAACCCCTGGCGGTATTTGGCCCAGTTGATCTTGTCCTTGTCGCCGCTGCCGTCGCTGCTCGCCCACTTCTGCAGGCTCGCGACCGCCGCGGCCCCGTCCCATTCGTCGCCCTCGTCCGCCTTCGCCGTCTCGTGGCCTGCCACCGCGCCCTTCAGCGCCCGCAGGTCCGCCGCCCCGGCCTTCAGCATCCTGACGAGGTCGGCGGGGTCGAAGGCCTTGAACATGCGCGGGTCGCCGCGCTCGAACCCCTTGCGGACAACGTCGAACGTGGCCTCGGGGTTCATCGGGATGGGCGCGATGCTGATGTCGAACAGGTGCTCCATCCGCAGGATGCGCCTCGGCTCCGTCCGATCAGTCGGCTCCGCGTACTCCGCCGGCATGTAGCCGATCGAAAGGGTCTTGAGGAACCCCTCGTCGACCATGCCCCATATGTCGTCCGCGAGGGTGGCGCGTTGGCTGAACTGCAGGCGCGCCCACAGCCCGCCCTTGCGGCGCTCGACGGCCAGCGCGCCGCCCAGCGGCATCGCGGGGTCGTGGCAGAACAGAAACTGCGGGTTCGCCATGAACTCGGCCAGCACCTCATCCCCCCATGCGTCCAGCTCCACGATCTCATTGCCCAGGTCGAGGGCGTCGGTGCTGGCGAAGCCCTCTATGATCCGGGCCTTCTTGTCCTCGACGTTGAAGGCCGCCCCCGCCATCTTGTAGCGCGTCTCTGCCGCCGTTGCCTGTGTCATGTTGAGGCTCCTCGCCGGTATATTCCAGGTGCTTGACTTCTGCGCGGTGCGGCCGGGCCGGCCGGCAGGAGGCTGGTGTCCTCGGCCGGCCCCGCGCCGCCCACTACCGCTTCCTGCGCCGCTGCTTCACGTTGCACTGCTTGACGGCCTGCACCATCTCGCTGCAGACCGCCTTGACCCCGGTTATCGCGCCGGAGTTCTCCCGCACCACCTCGACGACGGTGGCGAAGCCCCCGGTGTTCTTCTCGATCACGTCGAGCAGCCGCGCCGAGTATGTACGGGTCTCGGCCCTCATTTCCTCCACGAGGGATTGCTTTTCGTCGTTCTGCCGCTCCAACTGCTTCGACTGCCGCTTGCTGATCCAGACGAGCGCGCCCATGGCGGTCAGCGCCACCCCCACGATCCCGCTGATGATCTGCCCCAGCCCGCCGTTGTCGATGCCCATCAGTCCGGCTCCTCTTGTTCGGATTTGCCGCCAGGTGACGCCACGCGTTCCGGCTGCCCTTCGTGACTAACGCCACCGCACCGCCGAATATCAACCTTGGCCTTCTCCAGGCGGCCAAGCAGCAGGTCTGCCACCTTGTTTCTGTCGTCCTTCTCAGCCCCGGTCTCGCCGATGGCGACCCATAACTCCAGCCAACGCTTCTTCAGTTCACGCAGGCTGATCATCTCGATCTGCTCCCGCAACTCCTCGATCGTCATGGCACCCATCCCTCCGGCATCCGCGCGGGCGTCGGGATTCCCAGGACCTCCCCGACCTTCTGGCGCGTCTCCCACGGGCAGGGTTGTGGTGATCGTTTGGACCTGATACCCAGCGCATCGCACAGGTTGATCGCCCAGTCCTCCTGGGCCGCCGCCCATTCCTCTCGTTCGGCTGACAGTCCGGCCGCGTGCGCCTTGCGCGCCTGCGCATACCCGTGCGGCGTGATCAGAGCCTGGTCGACATCATGCCTCGCTGTAGCCCACGGCAGGAAGTTCACCTCAAACTCCTCACTAAACAACCCCCGGGACCCGGTCAGCGCATGGGCCAGCTCATGCGTAGGCATGTAGGCGAAGTCCAGGTCAAGATCAGCCTCGGCAAACAATACCTGCCCGCGCCCGTCATTGCCCATGGGGAACGCATAACTTTCGTTCAGGCCAGCCCCGCGCTCGCCCTTCGCATTAGCCACCATCTGGACCCCATTGAGTGGGCTCCGCAATTCATCGGGTACGCCAATCAGCGCGGCGTCTATTTTCGCGAGCAGGTCGCGCTTCGCCAAGTCGGTCGGATAGACGTCAAGGCCGTGCCGCCAGGCGAAGTATTCACGGACCTCGCCATCGGTCGCCGCCCTGTCGAGCGCCTTGTCGAGCCCGACGAGGTCGGCCGGCTTCTCGCGCAGCAGCATCGCGGCGGCGTCCCTGCTCTCGATCTCGGTCGTCATCTGCGCGCGCAGGGTCGCGAGCCGCGCGCCCTCGGAGATGCCTCTCTGCTCTTGCCATGCCGCGATCGCCTTCGCCCGCCGAGCGTTGCGCGCCATCATATAGTCAGCGTCCCGATCCTTGGCCATCGAGGTGAACTTCTTCTTGCCGCGCAGTCTGGCCAGCGCCCGGGCGCGCTCCTCATATCGTGCGGTCGCCTTCGGCGTACGCTTTGCAACATGCGCGCCCCAAGCCTTCACGGCCTTGTCGCTCAGCGTCTTCGCGTCGCACCCGTAGCAGTCGAAGCCGAAGCCCACACCCTTCCCCTGCAGCTCCTGCCGGGCCGCCATCTCCGCCCCCACGCTCGGCACCATCCGGCACCTGCAGTTCGGGTGTGCCGGCGGACTCGAGCCGCCCGCGAAGTCCGACTGGAAGAAGTCCCCGTCGGCAGGGATCGCGGTGCCGTCCAGGTCGCGGCAGATCTCGCAGGTCCGGTCGTCCTCGAACGTCATCCACTGCTTGCTCTTCACGCCCTGCTGCCGCCAAGCCTCCAGCGTCCCTCGGTTCTCGGCCCGCATGACCTCGGTGCGCGCGATGCGCTCGGCCCTGTAGCCCTCGGCGTAGTCGTATGCCTGGTTCAGGCGCGCCTCGATCTTCGGGATGCCCTCGCCCTCCCGAATGCCCGCCTGGATGGCCTCCATCAGGCCCGTCCGCGTCTCCTCGTTGATCGCGTGCGCGAGCCGGATGGGGTACTGCTGCGAGAACGCCAAGGCCTCCTCATTGAGCACATCGAAGCCCAGCTCGAAGCCCATGGCGGCCATGGCGGACTCGCCGGCATCGGCGAACCCCGCGCTCACCGAATCCTTCAGGTCCGCTGCCAGCACCTCGTCATCCCGCTCCCAGTCGGTCAGGGCCCACACGATGTTCACGCCCTGCTGCGCCTTCAGGTGCCGCGCCCGCTGGTAGTCGCCGAATAGGTTGGGGTCGGCGGGCGGCTCCAGCACCTTGCCGAACGTCTCGGGGTCGGCCATGCGCCCGAAGTTGGCGGCCACGCGGTCGCCCTGCTTGCGCAGGAACTTGCGCAGCGCCGCCATCATCTCGGCGACGGCGTCGCGGGGCGCGGGCGCGGGTTGGGCTTCCGCGGCCTTCTCGCCGCCGCCCGTCAGGGCCTTCGCGGCCGGCCGCACGATCTCCACGGCCTGCACGATCTTCTGGCCCTCCCCGACCGTCAGCATCTGGATGGGCTGGTAGAAGAAGTCGCCGTCCGCCCGGGGCGGCATCGCCATCTCCTCCCGAACCTCGTTCGGGGTCATCACGCCCCGGTCCAGCATCGCGGCCCAGGCCGGGGCCTTCATGGCCAGCTCGGACGGCACGACGGACTCGAACCGGAACAGGAGCTCGTCGTCGTACTTCCGCACGATGTTCTGCGTGACCACACCGGCGAACTTGCGGAGCAGCGCGTCCAGCGTCCACTTGAAGAAGAACCGCTCCTGCGCGTCCATGTTGGCGTAGTTGGCGAACTCCAGGATGCCCACGAGGGCCGGCGGGACGCCGAAGGCGCTGCAGACGTTCTCGCGCGTGAACTTCATCATCTCGAGGAACTCGACGTCCTTCGGGGCGAACTGCATCTGCTTGAAGTCCATGCCCTCGCTCAGCACCAGCGGGCGGTGCGATCTGCCCACCCCCTTGTGGCGCTGGTCCACCGACTCCTTGAGGCGCTTGACGGCGTCCGGGCTGACCTTGTCGGGCGTGACGAACGCGCCGGCGATCTGCAGCCCCTGCTGGAACAGCCGCAGGTTGCTCTCGGTGGCGTAGGTGTCGAGCGTGAGGGTCCGGGCCATGGCCTGCACGATCCCCATGCCGTAGCGCGTCTCGCCCGGCCAATAGTACCTGAACCACGCGATGTCCTCGGGCTTGAACGGCACGTCCCGGTTGTTGACCCGGTAGATGAATTGCGTGACGACGTCGGCGGCCGTGCCGCCCCCGTCGATCTTCATCCAGTCGGGCCGCAGCGGCCAGAGCGTGTCGGGCCGACCCCTGCTGGCGGCCCGCCCGTTGCTGGCCTCCCAGGCCAAGTAGGCGTTGCCCGCGATGTCCAGGTTCCAGACCACCGCCTCCATGAGGTCGCTGAACGTCATGAGCTTGTTGGGCTGCGTCAGGATGCCGCGCAGGCCCTCGTCGACCTTCTCGATGTCTACCCTGTCCCCGTCCGGCTTCGCCAGGTACCAGCGGGCCGAACCCACGGCCGAGGCCCGCCTGCTGATGCAGGCGTAGCAATACGATACCTGCTGGGGGGCGTCGAGCGCGGTCGTGCGCTCGCGGAATTTGACGGTCGGGCCGGGCGCGTCGTCCATCTCCCCGCTGAGTCTCAGCAGGAAGTCGGAGGGGATCGCCTTGGCCCCCATACCGCTGAGCTCCGACAGCGCCCGGTTCAGGGCGCTGAAGTCAGCGGCGTCGCGCGGCGGCCTGCCGCGCGCAGGGCGCGGCTCTGCTTTCGATACCGGCATAGGGGCCTCGCCGGTATATTCCAGGCGCGGTCTATGCCTGCTGCGATGGCGTCTTGAACAGCCCTATCCAATGGGCGGTCCTGCATCGCGCGATGTCCGCGTAATGCTCGTCCTTCTCGCAGCCCGTCCACCGGAAACCCTCCAGGATCGCCGCGATTGCCGTGGTGCCGCTGCCCAGGAATGGGTCGAGAATCAGACCGCCGGGAGGGGTGATGAGCCTGCACAGGTAGCGCATGAGCGCGATAGGCTTGACGGTGGGCTGATTATTACGATTGCCCTTCTTATTCCCTTCTGTCCTCGCGTCTGCGCCCTCGCCGTAGGGTTGGTTCGTCTGGAACGGGTGCAGGTCCATCCCCTCCAGCCCCGCCTCCCTCTCCGCCTTGCTCGCCTTCGCGCAGAAGAAGAAGCGGGAAGCACCACCGGAATCATGTAGGAACCGCTCCTCCTGCTGATAGGGTTTGCTCTCCCCATATATCCCATGACTGCCCAGTCCAGGTCTGTTACGCGGAAAATGTCCAGCATTCCTCTGGCCGCTCTGCCGGTCAAGTAATTCGCCGGCCTCCTCATCCAGAATCAGATTTGCCGGCCAGCGGCCCTTATCTGTAACTCGGTCAGCACAACTACCGGTCGGCACGCGGGGGCCTTGCCAAGCATCATATCCGGCAGCCCCCGTAGGGTTTCCGCTCCGCAACCATGTTTCGCCACGCTCCGTCTTCCATCCGCCCGGCACCTCAATCCTGCACCCGTCTATGTTCAGCGCCCCCGTCCCCCAGCGCAGGACGTTGGCCGTCACGTTCTTCTCACCGATGGGCTTGCGCGCCAGCACAATCGGCTCGTGCGCGGGCTTCAGGCCGGTGCCAAAGCCCTCCCATTGCTTAGCAGCGTCGGTGGCGGGTTCGGTAATTAGCGGTCCCCTTGGCGCAGAAATATATGTCGCACTATTGCTAGTAACGTGGGCCGCTGCATGGCGGCACTTCGCATCGTAGTTGATACCTGTGCCCACCACTCGGCGTTCCATCCCCGCCGCCTTGTCAATCGCCTTGCTGACATCCAGACTCTTCGGGAACCCCGACGCATACAGCCAGCACAACTCGTCACGTATCTCGAACCCCGCGTCCTCCAGCGCGCACGTCAGGCGGTGGTGGGTTCGGGTTCCCCCGAAGGCAAGCAGGTGGCCGCCCGGCTTCAGCACCCGCAGGGCTTCAGTCGCCCAGGCGAGGTGCTAGCCTTGCATCGCAGGCCCTACTCCATAACGAATTCGGCTACGCGAATAAGGATTCCCGCCAGCACCATCCTGGAACCCGCCAACAGAGGCAGGGTCATCTATCACGTCACCCGACAGCCTATCCCACTCCTTCCCCATGAACTCCAGGCCGTAAGGCGGATCGGTAACGACCGCATCCACGCTGTTATCGGGAAGTACAGCCATGAACCCCAGGCAGTCTCCCGTCCACACCCGGCCTTCCCAATCGCGAAGGTTCGCCATGTCTGCCTTCTTCGCTACGCGGCGGGCAATCCCCTACAGCTCGATGATTCTGGGCTCGTGCCTATGGAGCCGCTCCAGCCGCCGCACCGCGTAAGCCAAGGCATCCACTGGGTCGTCCACCTCGGCCCCGGGGAACCCGACGACGAGCGAAGCCAGCGCGTCCGGCCACGGCCGTAGCCCCCGCGCCCCCTTCTTCGACGTCGGCATGGGCGGGCCGCCAGCGGGGAGTATGACGCGGCCCGCCTCAAACACCTTCGCCACGGCCTCAAGCCGCAATGCCTTATTCCGGTCGGCCCGCACGGGCTCGAACGGCAGCTCGGGGTGAGAGTCCGCGATGCTCTGCAGCAGGGCCGTCCCGCTGCTCGCCTGCTCGACCAGCACCTCCATCGGGTGCCACATCTCGTAGGCCCTGACCATCCGCTCCTCGAGGCGCGGGGCGATCTCCCGGCCCCACCAGGCGTCGAGCCCGAACATCCGGCCCTGCTGGTCCATCCCGAGCGTGACGACGGCCGAGAAGTCCGCGGAGCCGCTGGGGCTCTCGGCCACGTCCCACGCCTGGATTACGATCTCGATCACCGGCCGGCCCGCCCGCCCGGCCTCCTCGCGCTCGCGGTCGCTGTATTCGACGTAGCGGCCGGCGCTCGCGTCCCAGTGGCCGGGCAGCATGGGCTCCGGCACGTCGCGCGGCCAGCGCGGCCGCATCCAGGCCTCCGCGATGATGCCGCCCTCGGCCGGCAGGGGGTTGCACATATAGACGCAGCTGAACTCGCGCGAGCCCATGCCGGTCTCGGGGTCGCGTAGGCGATGCAGTTCGGCCAGCGGAAACTTGGCGGGCCACAGCGCCCGCTCCTCGCCGGTCTCCGGGTCGGCGGTGATGGCCGGGAACTCCACGGACTTCCAGTCGGGCCGCGCAATCAGGCGGCCAAGTAGATCATCGCAGTTATGGACGATAATGCCATTGGCGACAAAGTCATGGCTTGCCGTCTGAACATCGTAGACTGGCCCTGTGTATTGCTCAACAGAGATACTTTTTATGCGGACGGCTACATATTGCCCCCGAATCGCGCGCCCGTATGAGCGCACGGATTGCGTGGCATCATAGAGCCATCCTGCCTGGCAGGCGGGAAATCGCAACTCGAATCCGCGTCTTTGGGTGATATAGAGATTCGCGCTGCACAAAGACGGTGCCGCTGCTGTGATCCCGCCTTTGTGGCCACCCATGATGCTCGCGGTTACGTCCAGGTAGGCCAGTAGGAGCTGGAACCCCTCCAGAAGAGGAAGACAGACCGAGGAGACACGAACCCATTTCCGCCTATCCAGGTAGCCATCCCCTTCAACATAGCCGTGCACTAAGTTTTGTGCCGCCCATGATGGCAGTCCAAACACCCAGTCCGGCACATGCTTCGCCGCCGCGCCATGCCCGAAATGTTCCAGCAGAGCAAGTAGCTGGCTATTCGAGCAGCTCGCTACCAGAGTGCTCTTGCCCTTCCATATTCCAGTTCGGATGCCATATCGCTCTAGGGTCTCGCGCACGAACACGGCGAGATGCATCTCGTGGTGTCCGAAACTCCATCTTATGAGATGGCGACCGCGCCTGCGCAATCGAGGCCGCCAGTGGCTCAGTGAACCTTCAGCAATCCACAGTCCCACTACTCGCCAGAAAGCCGGATCCACAACAGGGTCGCCCCTCAAGGTATTCAAGCGCCCCTTCTTCAGGCCATACAACTCCGCGTACTTTGCGGTCCAGCTCCGGCCGGCGCGCCCGAAGCGATGCGCGATCTGCTCGTAGGTCAATCCTTCACCGAGCAGGTCGGCCAATGCCCGTCGGGATATTGCCTGCTTATCTCCTGTCAGGCCGGTGCGATTCGGAGATTGCGGCGGACTGTAGCGCAATATGGAGCGCACCCGCGGCAGTGCATCTCGCATGGATGGGATGGGCATCATCAGGCAGTCTAGTTTCTCCAGAGCCCCCGCCGTCTTCCAGCCGCGCGCGGTAAGCACGCGATGCTCCGCGGTCATATTGAGTGGCATCGGATAACCATAGAGCACCAGTGAGATGACCGGTCCGCAATGGGATTTCCGAGCTACCGCCAGCGCTTTCTGCCAGCCCTGGCTAGTCAGTAGCAACTCTCCTGGCTTGACCTCTTCGATTACCATGGAGCCACCAGCGCAGTATAGCAGGTTTCCCGGAAGAAGGCAATGATAGCGTGTCCCTATCACCACCACGGGCGTCTCGGAGTTGCGGCGGCAGGGGTAGAGGACCTGCCAGAACCACTGCTCCATCGCGTCGCGCTGGGCCTCGGTGGCGACTTGCTGGGGTAATTTGATTGGGTCGTCAATAATTATGAGGTCACCTCTGCGGCCAACTTGCCCGCCCCCGATCCCCGCGCACACGTAGTTCGGGTCCTTCTGGCCCGCCGCCTGCCCCTGCAGGTACCAGTGCGCCACCGCCTCGCCCAGCTCGCGGTCGAGCGCTACGCCCGGGAACAGCGCCTTGAACTCCGGGCTGCCGTCTATCACGCTGCGCACCGCCTTGCTGAACGGTGCCACGATGTCCACGGTGTTGCCGACCGATATGACCGTGCGGTTGGGGTTGCAGGCCAGGAACCACGCCGGCAGCGCCACGCTCCACCAGGTGCTCTTCGCATGCCCGCGCGGGGCCGTAATCACCACCTGCTTCTCGTGGCCGCGCGCGACGCGCTCGGCCAGCTCGCACCATGCCATGTGGTATGGCTCGATCACCAGCCGCCGCAGCCCCTCGTCCCGCAGGCAGGCGTAGGCGAACCAGTCGAGCCGCTCACGCGCCAGCTCGTGCATGTTCGCCAGCTCCAGGGCATGACCGAAGTCCGCCTGCTGAGCCTGCGATATACCGGCGAGGCTCATTCCTCCGCCTCCGCGTTCGCGCTGTCGAGACGCCGTATCCACTCATTGCCCATGGCCTGGCGATCCTCCGGCGCCATCCCCCTGACGATCTCGATCATCGGCAGCAGGAACTCCTGGCGCTCCGTGGCCTGCCCGTCGATCAGCCGGATCTGAACGTGCGCCAGCACTATCGCCCGGACGGCGTCTATCGCCTCCTTGTAGTGCCGCATCTTGGGCGCGCCGTCCGGCCCCATCACAATGTTGCCCTGTTCGTCGCGCTCGAACAGGTCGGAGAAGGCCGAGGTCGCCACCGTCTCGAAGAAGCGCCGGAACCGATCATTGCGCCCCGCGATGTTGTCGGCCGCGCGCCGCACCTGCATCTGCGAGGCCCGCGCCCGGGCCTGCTCCCGCCTCGCCTCCCATCCCCCGGCCTCGGCCCAGCGGAAGACGGTCGAGCGCGAGCGGATCTTCAGCGCCCGGGCGACCTCGCCCGGCCCGGCGCCGGCCAGGAACATGCGCTCGGCCTCAAGGCGGACGTCGTGCGGATAGGGGGGGTATTGGCGGCCTGGCGGCATACTACTGCTCCAGCCTCACGGCGCTCATGCCCGTCTCGGCCTCGTACCTAGCGATTGTCACGTCGCAGTATCTCGGTTCGATGTCCGCGCAGAAAGCGCACCTGCCAAGCCGCTCTGCGGCGATCAAAGTCGTGCCCGATCCCACAAAGGGATCATATATCGCATCGCCAGGTCGGCTATGCCACTGCAAAAGCATACACCAGAGATCAATGGGCTTCTCTGTAGGATGTGCTGGATGCCCCAATGGCATGTCAAAGCGCAGAACCGTGCAGGCTTCGGGTGGTATCGTTGCTGGATACGGCACGTCAGCCTTGCGGCAGATCAGCACTGGCTCATGTGCCTGCTGATACGCTGCCCCTGGATGAAATGAAGCCCTATTCTTCACCCAGATTAGCTCGCGAAGGGAGATGAATCCCGCGTATTCCAATGCCTGCCCCAGTGCGCGATAGTGCCTATCCACAGGATAAGTCATCACCAGCAGCGATGCAGGGCAAAGCGCCAGGAATTTCATTAGCAACTCGCCGGCTTCGGGAGCGTCGCGATATGCTGACTGCTCACCTGCATCCTTCAATTGACGCCGATCCGAGAATGCTCCAGTATATCCAACCGAATACGGCGGGTCAGTGAGGCAGACCGAAGGACTTATGCCTTCGAGCAAGCGCGATGTATCTTTCGCATCCGTAGCATCGAGACATCCCAATCTATGCCGACCCAGTTGCCAAACCTCTCCCCGTTTCGTGCGCACCACAATGCCGGCCGCATTGGGATCTTCCATCGCCTGCTGGACGTTGAACCCGTCGCCGCGCGGCTCCGTCGGCGGATTCAGGGCCTCGGCCCACTCTGCCGCATCGAACCCCAGCAGCGCTGAGAGCGCGAGATTCGGCTCCGCCAGCAGCGCCGCCTGCTTCGCGGCGTCCGGCTCGCCCCGTATCTGGTTCATCGCGACCGTGCGGGCCCGCGCCTCCTCGTCGGTCGCCTCAATCACCAGCACGGAGATTCTGGCGAGGCCGGCGGCCTGGGCGGCCATCACGCGATGCTCGCCGTCCACAATCTCGAATTTGTCGTCGCCGGCGGGGGCCGGGCGGACGAGGGGCAGGGAGAGAAGCGCGCCGTCGTGCTTCGCCGTGCGCGCCAGCGCCTCAAGCCTGTGGGCCGGGACGACGTTGGGGTTCCAGGGATTGGCCTGCAGGTCGGCGACCGCCACCTCGATGATGCGCGCCTTGCCCAGGGCTGCGGCTGGGGCTGGGGTTGCGGTTGCTAGCACTGCTGCGCTCTCGCCGCTGCTCTTCGCCCCCTTCTTTCCTGCCTTCGCCATCCTGGCCTCCTGTTCGCCCGCGCGGAACGCCGTCCCACTTCGTTCCGCCGGTATATTCCAGGCGCTTCAATTCCCATGTTCGCCGAAGATCCGGGCAATGCGCCCGGCCAGCGGCAGCAGATCAGCTCGCACCATGACTTGCGTGCGATAGCGGCGCCCCTGCTTCGGCTCGCCCAGACTGATGTAGCCACGCGCCAGGAACCACGGCACTCGGACTTGCGTAACGCAGCACGGCGCTGCCAAGCCCATGCCGCCGGTGTTGTGGCAGCACATTCAGAACCAGCAGAACGCTCAGGCGTGGGTTGACCAGCGCGACTGCCACGTCAAGCGCGTTGTAGCGAAAAATCAGCATACCGCCGTTGCGCGCGTGCTTGCGCGCTGAATCCGGGCCGATGAACGTTGGATGCCGGCCCCGATTGAGCACGGTCTTGAAGCGCTTGTAATCGGATGCGCGCCCGATGATCAGCTCGAAGTCTTGCGCGCAGCCACATGCCGATGGCCGCATTTCGGGCATATACAGTTTCCCGTGGGCAGGGGACTGATTGGCGATGGAGCATCCATGGGCTCGGGAATCTGGAGCTGCGCGAGACGCATCTCAAGCAGGCCGTCGAATGCCGTCATCTCCTTGATGAGACCGGCTTCGAGGTGGACTGTTGCCAGCATCTCGTCGGCCAACTCGGCGAGAAAGGGTGCCAGCAGTTCTGCCTGCGGTTCCCCGTGGATGGTGTTGAGATTTACGGCCAGCCGCAGAAACTCCTGATCGTTCAGATCCGTCACGAGGGCGGGCACGGTCTTGAGACCAACCTCGCGCGCCGCCAGCAGTCGATGGTTGCCGCTCACGACCTCATAGCGCCCGCCATCAAGCGGGCGCACGAGAATGGGCACGAGAAACCCGTCGCGCTGAATGCTCATCTTCAGACTATCCATCTGGGCGGCCGTGAGGAACTGCGGGTTGCGGCGCAGCGTGCGGCATTTCTCGACCGGCACCTGCTCGAGGCGCGGCTCGGGGCGCGGCGGGGGCGATGCAGCGTTGGCACGTGCGCGCGGCACATCGTTACTATTCCAGGCCGGGCGGCCCATCCCTGCCACTGTGCAAAATCGCGCAAGAGCGCGCTCCCCCGACGCTCGACGCGCCTGTGCGCAACGTGGCGCGGGACAAGGGCAACCTGCCCTCTTGACTCCCTTGCGCTATTCTGCTATCATAGCAGCAGGATTGAGGAGCGAGATGCACCGAACACAGATAGCCAGCGCACGGGAGGTCGATGGAAGGGTGCAGATAGACGCTGGAAGCCTTGCGTGCGCGTTTGCCCGACATGCCACGGCACGGGACAGAAATAGCATCCTCCAGCATCCGGCCCTGCGGCGGCGGGGCCGGGCGCGGGCGGAGGCCCGAGAAGGGGAGGAGGAAGAAGATGAGGATGAACAGGACAACAGAGGACGAGGCGTGCAGTCAGAATGCACGCAACGCACCCTGCCGAGCACAGCCCATCAGAATATGCGGCAGTTGCCGACGCGGCGAGAACTACGATGTGCCCGCCGAGATCGAGGTGTGGGGCATCCTCGATATTGGGCGCGATTTCAGAGGCAAGGTTCCGTGGCACGGCTATCTGTGCTATGACCACCTGATGGTACTGCTGGAGGGCGCGCCGGAGGGCACGCTCATCAATGAACGTGTCCGCCCACTCCAGCAACAGCACGTCTCGATGCAGTGCGAGCGGATCAGCATTCTCGGCGGCGCGGTGCCGTGCGCACGCGATGCCGATCGCCAATTGAGCTTGGCCTTGCCGCCCGACGGGCAAGACATCGTGCACGTGCTGCTGTGCATGGAATGCATACACGATCTCAAGGCCGAGATGCGGCGTGAGCGCGCGAAGGGCCGGCGGACGCACATCATCCGCACGATCATATTGAACGACAGACGATAAAGGAGACGAGCATGGCATTCTTCGAGAGACTGAACGGGAGCAACTTCACGACAGCGCGGCGCCTGCTGGTGGCGGCCCGCTGGTTGCGCGAGCACCCGCATGGTCGCATCGCTACCGGCATCTACGACGAGGGCTACTGGGACGCGACCCAGTTCCGGGCCTGGTTCCGGCGCTGCCTTGATCGCAAAATCAACCGCGAGGGCACGCGCCAATGGCGTCGACTCGGCAGCGAGTACCAGAGCGATCTCCGCTGCGATGCACAGACAGTCAACGACTACTATGCGAGGCGCCTGCGACACACAGCTTGCCGCAATATTCTCCGCACCCCTGAGTTGCGCGCTCGGTATCCGCACGTCAGTACGCAGTCGGCGGAGGCATTCTGATGCCCCCGCTCTATCCCCCGCTCTACGCCCTGGCCATCTGGCAGCCCTGGGCCGAGGCCGTCGCGCGCGGCCTCAAGGACGTCGAGAACCGCAACTGGCCCCCGCCCGTCGAGCGCATCGGCAAACTGCTGGCCATCCACGCCGGCCTCACCTATGACGAGGCGGGGGAACTGTACCTGCTGCGCCGCGGGGTTGCATTGCCATCAAGGTCCAGCCTCGACCGCGGGGCCATCATCGCGGTCGCTAGATTGGCAGGCCGCAGCACGTGCTCGACCAGCCCCTGGGCCGAGCACGGCGTATGGCACTGGCTGCTGGCAGATGTGGTCCGCCTAGCGAACCCGGTGCGGTGCCGTGGCGCGCAACAGATCTGGCGCGTTCCCGACGCTGTGGCACGCCGCGTATTGGCGCAACTGCCAGTTGACGTCCAGGGGCAACGGTGATATGATAGCGCCATGGCCAAGCCGCTCGCCGGTCAGAAGTGCATGGACTGCAAGGCCCCGATCGCCCGGGGGCATGGACGCAAGGCCATGCGCTGCCCGCGCTGCCGCCGCAATCATCGCGCAGTCTATATGCGCGAACTCAACCGCCGGCGCTACCGAGAGATGCGCGAGGCCGTGCTGCACGTCCGCGCCATGCAGCAGCCGTGCCCGTAGCGCCTGCGGCTGCCCGCCCCCCGCGCCACGCGCCTGCCACGCCCGCGCGCACAGGCGCGGCCGACTGATTCCTCGCCCCCGTCCGGCGCGCCCAACCTACGCGATCCTCGCGCAAATGCCGCGTTTGTGCGCCCGCCGGGCCTTTTCCACTCGACACCCGCCACGATGCGCTAGGACGCGCCAAAATCGCTCCTGGGCCTGTTGACACAAATGCCCTTTTCTGCTATCATTGCAGGTGAGGATGGAGATGGGAAGCGCAGCCGAGAACAGACCCCAACAAACACCGGGCGGGCTGGCCGCAGTCGGCTGCGATTCCATCCTCGGTCCACCTTCGGCGGCCGGCCAGCCCACAAAGGAGACGAGGATGGCTGTAAACCACATCGAGGAGTTCATCGCATTCGAGACTCTGCGGCAGTCAATGCTAGGCGGGCTGATGCCAAAGGGGTTCCGCCTCGCCGGGCATCTTTACCACCAGGGCAGCAGCAGTGCCGAGTCGCTCAGCACCATGATTGTCGACGGCAAGCACAACAACATGTTCATCAGTTGGGCGTGCTTCGATGACGACGTGCCATACGGGCAGCGCTACGTGGTGGCGACCTACCGGGTCGCGGGCGTCAACATCGTCCTGCATCAGATCGCGCTCGCGCCCTGCACGCCATGAAGTCGAAACCCGCCGCGAGGCGGGTCGGGCCGGGACGGCCTCCGGCCCCCGAAGAGACAGGGCGAGAAAAGGAGACGAGGATGAATGGAACCCTACAGAGACAACAATCAAACGGGGAGTGGTACGACGTGGAGACGGATCACATCGAGCGATTCCTCGCCCTGTGCGCCGAACACAACGGAGCCGATGCTGCGGGCGCAGTCGTCCCGCGCCATCGCGCAGTACGCGACCTGGACCGCAACGAGATAATCGGCGCGCTGTCAGCGGGCAAGGTGCTCCGAAACGACTCCGCGGACTGGTATAGCAACTGCCGGTTGCGACGACCAGAGGCGACGTGCGCTGCAGCCCAACCTGACCTGGTTATGTG